ACTACAGATTACTATGTTAACAATATATGGAACGGCATAGTTCCTGTTGCAGGAACCGACGAAGCAATCGTTCGTTATGGTTCATTATCACACTTTGATGAAGATTTGTCGAGTGGTTATTTGCCTATCGGTCCTGACCTTGCGACTGGTCGTTCTGGTACACAGTATTTTAGATTCGCATTCAAGAGAAGTGGCACATCAAGTATTCGTATTCGTATGTCTGGTAAGGTTTCTGGATTCTGGATTGCCGCACCGGGGACGCAGATTGACAATACATCAAACCTCAATGGTTGGTTAGATGCATCTGTACAGTATGCAGGTTCTGGTATTCCGGGTGGTGACACTGCTTCTGGTGGTAACGGTTCTGATGGATGTGCGTTCACTGGTGGTGATAGAATCCAAGATGGTGTGTCATACAATAATCAAACTTTTGACTTGACATTCGGTACAGAGTCTACTACAAATGCATATAACAATCAGGTGCTTGTTTCAATCGCACTAAATAGTGATGACTCTATTACCGCATTATCTGTCGAGGAACTATCTTAATGGCAATTTCTGATGGTCAAAAACTTGATTATCTTTGGAAGAAACTTGGATACGGTGTATCTAAGACGGACACCAATGACCAGAAGAAGGCACCGAATGAAGCAATCGCATCACCGCTTCTCATTCGTGGTGACAAGATTTGGAATGAATCGCAGTACATTCCTGCAGTAAAACCTGTTTCTGATACACTGTTTGTTGGTGTATACGATGATGCGAATGCAACATCTGTTGAGTGTGTTGAGGACACAACCTCCACACCAAGAAGATCTTGGAAGACGGAACTCGACAACTGGATTCCTCCTGAGTTTGGTTCAACATATCAGGTAAAGGTATATGTTGCAAACCCCGGAATCTCTACAGCACAGACTTCTGGGACACAGTTATTTGCAACAGGTTCTGGTAACAACGATGAATGGTTTTTTGACTATCAGTCAGGACTATTGCACTTTATTGGTGTGAATCTTCCTTCATCAGTGGTGTCTGGCAAAAGTATATATATTGTAGGTGCGAGATATACAGGTTCATTGGGACCGAATGCGAACACTGTTAGTGGTTCTTTTTCTGCGAACACATTGATTTCGCAAACAGTTATAACAAACGATCTTATTGCGGCAAACACCATATCAGCAACAGAGTTAGTGTTGACCGAAGTGCTCGCAACTGAATACGGTGGTACTGGACTAGAATCATTTGATCAAGATGGTGTAATGGTTGCGAAGTCCTCTAGCAAACTCGGTTTTGTGAAGGGTACTTACGGAAAAATATTTCAAGTTGGTGCGAATGGTCATCCAACATTTGATGACGTAGACGGTGGAAACTATTAATGAGTGACTATACTCAAGACGAAGCAAAAGATGTATTAGATATGTATGTTAAAACTCAAGAGAAACAAATCTCTGAGTTGAATAACCGTTTAATTGTACTAAAAACAAAAAATTCTTATCTAGAAGAACAACTGCGCAAAGAAAAAGCAAAGGGTGCTTCTGATGGGTTTCTTAGAAAAATGGCAATTATCAAAAGACACAATAAAAATCTTACAGAAATTAATGAAGAATTGAAAGATAAAATGGAAGCAATCGAGAAATCAATTGATAAACTTCCTGCACATGTAAAGAGAACTCTAAAGGATTACGAAGTTTCTAAATTTATAAATATAGAAGAGAAAAAACCTGTCCGCCGTGGTGGACAATTGAGATAACTAAGAGGACACCTCAATGGCATCTATAATTAAACTAAAAAGAAGCACCACGCCGGGTGCTATTCCCACCACTGGGTCACTAGAAGCAGGTGAATTGGCAATCAACCTTGCTGATAAAAAACTTTATTCTTCAAACGATGGCACCAATATTATTACCATCTCTGGTGATCAGTATAACCTAAACACAACAGGCAATACCTCATCAGCAACTTTAGAACTTTCAGTTGACAATGATGCACTATCAAATGATTCTGTAACATTCATTGGTCAATCTGGTGTTATCGTTTCTTACTTCTCTGGCAATAATACTATCGGAATCGATGGTGCAGGTGCTAACGCATACTTTGCAGAAGTAACACGAAAGTTAGAAGAAGGTAAAGAGTTCTTCATCACTGGTGCGGTATCAGGTCAAGGCAACGTTGCGTTTGATGGCACATCAAACGTTGTAATCAGTGTTACTCAACAGAACGACTCGGTAACCCTCGGTACTCACACTACTGGTGATTATGTCCAAAGTGTTGCGTCCAAGTCAGGTGGCACAGGTGACATTATTGTTACTGGAACTGGTGAAGGTGCAGATGTTGAAATTGAACTCGATGGTACCATCTCATCAAACACCACTGGTAATGCGGCAACAGCAACTAAACTTGCTACTGCACGTACAATTGCTCTCTCAGGTGATGTTTCGGCAACTGGTGTATCGTTTGACGGTTCTGGTAACATCACTCTCACTACTGCGATTCAGAACGACAGTGTTGACCTCGGTACTCATACTACTGGTGACTATGTTGCAGACATCTCTGGTACTGCAAACGAAATCGAAGTTTCTGGAACTGGTGAAGGTGCATCTGTTACAATCGGATTACCGGATGATGTAACGATTGGCAATAACCTTACAGTCACTAATGATCTCCTTGTTTCTGGTAACACACAGGTTTCTGGTGATGTAATCGTTGACGGTAACCTCACTGTTGAAGGTGCTGTTACTTACATCTCATCAACCACTGTAAACGTTGAAGACTCACAGTTAAAACTTGCGGCAAACAATGTTGCTGATACAACTGATATCGGTGTATATGGTTTGTATAACGATGGTTCAACTGACCGTTATGCGGGTTGGCATCGTGACGCAACTGATGGTGTATTCAAGTACTATGACAACATCACGGTAGAACCGGGTGTAACTGTTGATACATCAGATGCATCGTATCGACTCGCACAGTTGGATGCAATCATCGACGGTGGTACTTTCTAACCAAGACTAAATAGTTTTGGGAATGGGGGGAATATTCCCCCCTTTTAGTATATAACTCCCTACATAGGGATTGATCAGTAGAGAAACCATACATATGGCATCGGTTGTTAAAATCAAACGCACCTCCATATCGGGGCGTTATCCAAATACAAGCATCCTCGATACTGGGGAACTCGCACTAAACCTTGCAGATGGAAAACTCTTTTCGTCTAACGGTTCTGTTGTATTTGAGATTGGTGCTAATACTTCTACTCTTACGGTCAATAACTATTCTTTCCCAACCACAGATGGTACGTCTGGACAACTACTCCGCACAAATGGTGCAGGTCAGTTAGAGTTCGTATCTGTCGCAGGTGCTTCAACACCAACTCTTGAAGAAGTCGTTTTATCTGGTAATACCACAACTCTTTCTGTAACAGTTGGTGGACTGACTGTCAATGGATATTCATTCCCATCTGGTGACGGTACTGCAGGTCAAGTATTACAAACAGACGGTAATGGGCAGTTAGTATTTGGTACTGTCTCTGCAGGTGGTGGTGTCGGTGGTGCTACTCCATTCTCAATGTACTACTATACATCGACAACAGATCAGACAACATTCTCTGGTGTCGATGATGAAGGCAACACTCTAGAATACGACGAAGGACAAGTCAAGGTATTCTACAACGGTGTTCTAATGAGAGATGGTGTTGACTATGTTGCCAACACTGGATCATCAGTTGTATTTACAGAACCAACTGTCGCAGACAAAGATATCATTATTGAATCTTATGGATATGTCGAATCAATTCAGGTCGGTTCCAACTATGTACTTGCCGCAACCGAAGCATTAACTTCTGGAACCTCACAAATTGTTCTCGATTCATTTGATGAGAACACACATAAGTCTGCGCAGTATCTTGTCGAAGCAAGTGATACGACTGGTGTGCACATGACTACTGTCAATTTAATTCATCATGCAAATACAGTGTATCTCACAGAGTATGGAACTGTACAAAGTGGTAACTCAATGATTTCTTTGGATGCAGATATTGCGAGTGGCAATATTCGATTGCTTTGTACACCATCTGCATCTGGTATCACTATCAATGTTAAACGATCAAGTTTTAGGTAATCGGCATGGCAAAATCTAGTGCAAGACATCTCGCAGATATTCAAGACTTCTTCTATGGAGGTGGGGAAACCCCTGCAATGGAAAAAATATATTACACTTCAAGTACGACTAGTCAACAGACCATAACTAGTATAAATAAAACGACAGCAAATACTTTTGTGTTTAAGGTGGATGCAAAGAGTGGAGTGGACAGTCACCTCACACTGCTCAATGTTCTTGTGAACGGAAATACGGTCACGATGACAGAATATGGTACAATTACAAGCAATACAGATCTAGCATCGTATGATGTTAGTGTCTCCGATAATGCGATTAACTTGAGATCAACTCCTGTCAATGCGGCAACAGAATATAGTATAATAAAGGTTACACTATAATGGCAAATATAACACTTCCAAGCAATCCTGTCAATGGTCAAAAGGTCACCATCGGCACACGTCTGTTTGAATACAATTCAACAACAGGAAGGTGGTCATCAAGAGTTTTTCAAGTCCTCGGTGACACTTCAATTGAAGTCACGAACGAAGCACCAACCATCACTGCGTCTCTGAGTGAGATTGCACTAGACACTTCAGGTGCCAATGTATCATTCACATATACAGTGAGTGATGTCGATAGTTCTGTATTGAAAGTATCACACAGTGTCTCTGGTATTGCAAACAGTGACCTTGCAACAGTCACTCATCATCGTGCGAATAACACGGTGACCATTACCGCAGGAACAGAAAATTTTTCTGGTGGACAGATTACATTGACTGTCACTGATGGTCGCAACAATGCGACGGATACAGTAGATGTCAATTCGGCATATCCTTGGACATTTGATATTGACAATTTGACTTACGATAGCATTTCTGGGAACAGAAATTTGTTTGTTGCTGCTGGTGCGGGCAATATTGTTGATATAGAATTTAAAACTGATGGAACTAAACTTTTTATATTTGATGATGATCACAACATATACCAATTCAGTTTATCAACACCTTGGGATATATCAACTCTTTCATATGACAGTATAAGTTGGAAAGGCACATCGGTGACTAATCCGTATGGATTCACTTTCAAACCGGATGGAACTGAAATATATGTGGCAGATTACCAACTTCATTATATTTATCATTATTCTCTATCTACTGCATGGGATTTATCAAGTGTTTCTGGAAGTTTTACATCAAGATTTAGAGATCTAAACGAGGCTCAATACCCAACCGATGTAGCATTTAAAACAGATGGAACAAAAATGTATGTTAAAGCCGATAATTTTGACGATACGATTTTTCAATACACTTTGTCTACCCCTTGGAATGTTGGTTCCGCAACTTATGATTCTAAGAGTTTATATGTTGAACCTGAAGACGCCAGTTCCGCATACTTCCAATTTGACGAACAAGGGACAAAAATTTATGTTTCTGGAATTAGTAATGATTCAATTAATCAATATAATTTATCGACACCTTGGGATATTTCTACTGCAACATACTCCAACAAAACATTTTATCCTAACACGCAAGATGGCATTCCTCAAGGGTTTGCTATAAAATCAGATGGAACCAAGTTTTATCTGGTCGGCGGATCAAACGATATAATATTCCAATACTCAACGGGATTATAATAATGGCAAACTTAACATTCCCAAGTAATCCAACAAACGGTCAAAAGTTTACCTCTAACGGTAAAGTATTTGCATACGACTCAACCACACAGAGATGGTCAGTGACTCGTGTGCAGTTGTTGGGTTCGTTGCCAGATGATGTGACGATTGAAACACCGGACCTGACACTTGATAATACTGCAATTTCGTTTTCAGCAACAGGAACAACAGTATACGTTCACTATACAGTTAGTAATGATGTATCAGTTTCGATTGCGAACAATGGTCTTGCGAACACCGACTATGCAGTTGCAACTTTATCAAGGTCAAACAACACAATTACAATTACATCAGGGACATTAGATTTTTCTTCTGCAAACGTGGTTGTGACTGCGACTAACAACAGAACAAGCAATACTGCGTCTATTAATTTGAGTCAAGCAATTGTAATTGATTATACAACTCTTTCATACGGAAGTGAAGAAGTAGGATTTAGTTTTGGTGCAATTTCTCCAAGTGGTACATATTATGCCGCTTATCTCGGTACTGCCGACGGTGGTAGTGTTAAAATTTTTAGTGATGCCAATGATTCTATAATAACTCTCGGTGGTGATGTTGGAGGTGATACGGCCCGAAGATTTGGTTCTGGAGGTATAAAATTTATTACTGATAATCAGGTTGTGATTGATGCCAGAAACAGTTTCAATGCGTGGGCAGGTGGAACATCAAACTACGGGCACTATATCTTTAAAACAACTGACAACTGGGCAACTGCGATTCAAACATTTAAAAGTTTATCTAATGCAAACACACCGTCAGGATCAGGTGGTCGTTACGGATTCACAGGAGGACATTACTCTAGTAACGGTTCTTTTGCAGTACTAGGAAATAGATTATACAATACAACAACCACAACGCAATCTCCTACTTCTGGTGCAATTTTGTACTGGAAATCTACAAATGGTGGGGAAACATTTGCAAATACTCCTCATCAAATCATCGAAAATAAAACCAGAACTGGAGTTGTTTATGATCCTGATCGTGAACAGTTTATTGTCGGTAATAGTCTAGCATCTTCAGGTCAAGGTCGAGCATATGTCTATAAGTATAATGACGGTGCCGACATCTATCAAAATAAAGCAACGTTATCTAAGAGTGACACTGGTACCAACACTGGTTATGGAGATTATGTATTTTTAAGAAAAAATACCGCTATAGTAGGTGCTCGGAACCACTCTAGCGGACGTGGCAGAGTGTACATATACGAAAGAGACGATGCAGATTCAGCATTTTCTCAAACTGCATACCTGCAAGGACCGCACACGGATTCATACTTTGGTCAAGCATTGTGGATATCAAACGATGGTGATACTATTGCAGTTGCCGCTCCAGACTGGAACGTTGGTAGTGGTACTTATCCGGACAACCAAGGAAAAGTATTTTTTTATGTTAGGGACACCTCTACAGGAAATTTCCCAACCACTGCAACATTTGAGATCGCTGGAAGATATACAGTTCCATCTTACACTGGAGCAGGAACGAATCCTCGATTTGGTTCTAGAATTGTCGAAGATCCAAGTAGTGCAAACAAACTATGGATTTCATATGGCAGTAAAGGAATGATATTGTATGAAGTATAATGTTTATTCAACAGGACTATAATCAATGGCAAACTTAACATTTCCAAGTAATCCAACAAACGGACAGAAAGTCACAGTCAATGATAAGGTGTTCGTTTATAATTCTACGACTAGTCGGTGGACTGCAACTCGTCTTCAGGTTCTTGGTAATCTGACTGGTGACTTTACGATTCCTACTCCAGTGGTCACGTTGTCTGCGAACGGTCAAACTCTAAATTCTTTGTCTAATAATTATATCACATATTCTGTTGATCAAGATGCAAAAATCACCATAGAAAATCAAACAACAAATGCGACTGCAGTCTTATATCTTTCGAATAATACAATTAAAATTGATCCATCTCTAAACGAATTGACAAATGGTGTAATTAAAATTAACGCATCGAACGGACGAACTATCGGCACCGCAAACTATGTGTTTAGTATCGACAACCAAGCACCCTTTATCTCACTCGCAAACTCATTCTACGATGTTCCTACAGGTACTGCTGCGTTTGATGTCGTTGTTACTGGTACAGATCCAGAGAATCAACCACTTACATATTCTGCATCTGTGACCGGAGGTTATGCGAACGCTATTACTTCAATAACTCAATCTGCAAATGTATTCACTGTCACTGTTGCAAGTGATAATGCAAATGTAGGCAATGCAATTGTTACATTTACTGTAGATGATGGTGTAGAAACTAAATCTGCAAATGTTAACTTCTATGTCTCTTCAGCTGTAATAGACTGGACTACAGTTACTGGCCAGCAGACTTTGACTGGAGTTTTAAACGATGGATTATTCGGAACCTCTGTCGCAATAGATGGTGACACTGCAGTAGTTGGAGCATCGGAAGAAAGAGCCGCATACATTTATACTAGATCTGGATCAACTTGGACACAACAACAGAAGATTACTAACAGCACCAGTGGTTCTCAGTTCGGTAGTCAGGTTGCAATAGATGGAGACACTCTTGTAATTGCGGCAAGGGGTGCGGCAACAGTTTTTGTATATACGAGATCAGGAAACACTTGGTCTCTACAACAATCATTTCAAGGATCGGATAGTGGATCTGGTACTTTTGGACAATCTATTGATATAGATGGAGATACCATTGCTGTGGGCGCATATTTCTTTAATGGGGGAGGATATAGTATAAGTGGTGCCGCATATATCTTCACTAGATCAGGTTCTACTTGGACACAACAACAAAGACTCCTAGCACCATCACCACAAAATAATGGATATTTTGGAACTACAATTGCACTATCCGGAGATTCGGTCATTGTTGGTGAATTTGGAGATAATTCATTACAAGGTGCTGCGCATATATTTACACGATCAGGTTCTACTTGGAGTCACCAACAAGAAATTACTGCTAGTGGAGGAACCAATCCCGGCAATCGCAGATTCAGTATAAATTTAGATATTGATGGAGATACTGCAGTTGTTGGTGCTTATTATGAAAATTTTGGGTTTTCCCCAGTAAATACGGAAGCGGGTGCGGTGTACATCTTCACTAGATCAGGTTCTACTTGGACACAACAACAAAGAATTGGTTATGAGAGTATTGAATCTAATAAAAGTTTTGCTTATTTTGGTCAGTCAATTTCATTAGAAGGTGAAGTTGTTGCAATAGGATCTCCGTTTAGAAGTACTGAACCCTCTCCTCAATATGGAGGAGTACACATTTATAAAAAGGGAAGTGGATCCACTTGGACAAAACAGTCTTCCATTTCGACACTTAGTAGTGGAAATGATCAAACATCTGGACAATTTGGTATATCTGTCGGTTTATCTGGTGACACAGTTATTGTAGGGGCGCGAAACGAAGTCGCAGTTACTGATAAAGGTCGAACACACATTTATACTGGAGCAAGTTCATAGGATACATAATGGCAAACTCTAACTTCCCTTCTTGTATAAATAGAAGAAACAATCAGACCATTAACGGATAGTAGGGAAGTTAGATGGCAACTACGAAGCAGTTTCGTGTCAAGCACGGTCTTGATGCGTCCAATAATCTCATATCGCATGTCGCAACACCACAAAGTGCAACTGACGCTGCAAACCGTCAATTTGTAATTGATCAAGTCGAATCTGGTGTTAGTGGTGTTGCAAATACTTCTACATCTTCTGTCACTTGGACGAAAGCAAATAACACTCTTGAATTTACTCGTGATAATGCGTCAACTTTTGATGTTGTCCTCACCGATGTTGGTGAAGTATCTAATGCATACCTTACATCGACATTCACTACTAATACCGACTTCCAATCATTCGTCGCAAACACCAATGCGTACATTGCAACTGTCGAAGGGGATTTAAACACCCAAGAAGCAAAGCAAGCAAGTGATCTTGCAAACACCAATGCGTACATTGCAACTAAAACTGACGACACCACTGTACTAGCAACCAATACAGCACTCAGAACACTCATTGATGATCGTATTCAAGTTGCTAATGCAACGTTACTGATTGATGATCGTATGCAAGTCGCAAACGTCATCTCGTATGTAGATACGGAAATTGCATCTCTTATCGACTCATCACCAACAACACTCGACACACTCAACGAACTTGCCTCTGCCCTTGGTGATGACGAAAATTTTGCAACGACAGTTACAACAAATCTTGGACAGAAACTTGGTGCGACTGCTACAGTCACATTAACAGGTGATGTCACTGGTTCAGGTTCATTTAGTTCAAACGCAGTATCGATTGCATTGACCGATACTAACCTTGCGAATACTAATGCATACATTGCGTCTGTGTCTGATGCACAATCACAGTATCTACAAGTTGCAAACGTCGCATCAAATACGTCAACATCAACCGCAACATTTACTTCTGGCAACAGTACAATCACGTTCGCACGTGACGATAGTAGCACATACGATGTGAATTTGTCAACGTTTGCTATGGCAAATACTAGCACATCAACTGCGGTATATACTGTTGCGAACGCAACACTCACATTTACACGTGATGATTCTAGCACTTTCGATGTTGTCATTGATTCTGCGTCAGTCGAAGTTTCGAATACTGCACCTTCTGGAGCAAACGAAGGTGACATGTGGTGGGACAATGCTTCAGGTGAGTTGTACATTTATTACTCAAATAACTGGATTGAAGCAGTAGCACAAGACGTAACACCATACGCAAATAACGGAACATTCAGTTCGTCTAACAATACGATCACATTTGTGCGTACAGATGGTTCACAGTTTGACGTAGTTCTCACGGGTGTAGGTGAAGTCACTAACACTTATGTGACAAGTACATTTACTACCAACACTGATTTTCAGTCATTTGTTGCAAACACCAATGCATACATTGCAACTAAGACCGATGATACTACAGTCCTTGCGACTAACACAGCACTGCGTACATTGATCGACGACAGAATGCAGGTTGCTAATGTGCAGTCGTATGTTGCAACAGAAATTGCGGCATTGGTCAACTCTGCACCGACGACTCTGGACACACTTGATGAACTGGCATCAGCACTTGGTGACGATGCGAACTTTAGTACCACTGTTTTGACACTCATCGGCACTAAAGCATCTAACTCCGCATTGACCAGTACCTATGTCACAAATACGGTATTTCAAAGTGCGTTAGCAAACACCAACAGTTATATCGCAACCAAGACAGACGACTCAACGGTTCTTGCTACCAATACTGCACTAAGAACTTTAATCTCAGACAGAGTTCAAGTTGCTAATCTGAATACAACACTCGCAGACTATTGGCCGTCAGCAAACGTAATTAACTACACTGCAAAGTATCTAGAGGTTGCAAATGTTGAAAGTTCTAGTATCTCTGTGTCAAACACCGCACCTTCAGGTGCAGAGGAGGGCAACCTCTGGTGGGACAACTCAACTGGTGAACTTTATGTTTACTATTCAAACAACTGGGTTGAAGCAGTAGCACAGGATGTTACACCTTATGCGAACAACGGCACCTTCTCATCGTCGAATAATACAATTACATTTGTTCGTACAGATGGTAGTCAGTTTGATGTGGTATTAACAGGTGTTGGTGAAGTCACTAATGCTTATGTTACAAGCACTTTCACAACAAACACAGTATTCCAGAGTGCTCTTGCTAACACTAACTTAGCAATCTCTGATAGGATGCAAGTCGCAAACGTTCAATCATACGTCGCGACTGAAATTGCCGCACTTGTTAATTCAGCACCAACTACACTAGATACATTAGATGAACTTGCGAATGCTTTAGGTGATGATGCAAACTTTAGTACTACTGTTCTTACTTTGATTGGTACTAAGGCATCCAACTCTGCGTTGACTAGTTCCTATGTCACAAACACTGTATTCCAATCAGCACTTGCAAACACAAATGCATACATTTCAAGTGTATCAGATGCTCAGAGTCAATATTTACAAGTTGCCAATACAACAGCACTTGTCGCACCTTACCTTGAGGTTGCTAACTCTGTTGACTTCTTGGTACAATCTGATGTAGATCAGTATCTGCAGGTTGCTAACGTAGTTGCAACTGACCTGACTTCTTATTGGCCTAGTGCAAATGTAATTAACTACACTGCAAAATATCTAGAAGTTGCAAATGTCGAAAGTTCTAGCATCTCTGTATCTAATACTGCTCCTGTCGGTGCCGAAGAAGGAAACCTCTGGTGGGATAATTCTACAGGTGAACTTTATGTTTACTACTCAAATAATTGGGTTGAAGCAGTTGCACAAGACGTAACACCTTATACTAATAATGCATCGTACACATCTGGCAACAATACTATCACGTTTGTAAGAACTGATGGATCACAGTTTGATGTTGCACTCGACTTATCGAGTTTTGGTGGTGGTGATGTCACGAACACATATCTGACTTCAACATTTACTGCTAATTCAGACTTCCAGTCTTATGTAGCAAACACTAATGCGAGATTCCCATTATACCTTGAAGTCGCAAACAGCACAAACTTCTTGGTACAAGCAGATGTTAATCAATATCTTCAGGTTGCTAACGTATCTGGTTATGGATTCGCAACAGAAACATATGTTGACAATCAAGTTGCCGCATTGGTCAATGCCGCACCAACAACATTAAATACTCTTGATGAACTTGCCGCTGCTCTCGGTGATGATGCTAACTTTGCGACTAGTGTCACAACAACACTTGGTACGAAGGCATCAAATACCTATGTAAATACACTGCTTGCAAACACAAACTCATATATTGCATCAGTTTCTGACGCACAAAGTCAGTATCTTCAAGTTGCTAACAGCACTGGATTCTTAGTTCAGTCTGACGTAGATCAGTACCTACAAGTTGCTAACTCTACAAACTTCCTAGTTCAGTCTGATGTTGACCAGTACTTACAAGTTGCAAACATCGCAGGTTACATTCCTGCGAATACATCAACTGCCTCTGCATCTCTGACAGGTAATACAGTTACCTTTACTCGTGCGGATACTACAACCTTTGACTTAGATCTTTCTACTCTATCAACTGGAGGTGGGGCATCACTTGAAGTTGGTAACACTGCACCTGTCTCACCAACAGAAGGTGACCTCTGGTACGATACTGACACTGGTATTATCAACGTCTATGTAGGATCTGCGTGGGCAGAATCGACTGTTAGTTTCCCTGATTCATTGGTTGCATTCTCAAATACTGCTCCATCTGCATTGACAGGTAAGTTGTGGTATGATACAGATACTGCAAGACTTTTTGCATACGATGGCAATGCTTGGGTACAAGTTGCAGAACCATTTGGTTCAGGTGGTGGAACTGGAGGCATCACACCGGGGTCAAATGCAGTATTAAACTTTGTTGATGCAAATACTGTCAACACTGGTGTATTGTCTGCAGATGACATCACAGTATCTTCCAACATTTCATTTAGTGACAACGCAACATTGTCATGGAACCCTGATGAAGGAACTTTAGATTTAGCATACGACGGTGTAGCATTACAAATTGGTCAAGAGCAACATTTCTACGGAAAGGCAACAGAAAACATCAATGACGGTGAGGTTGTCATGTTCGCAGGTGTTCAAGGTGGACACGTATTGTTTGCAAAGGCAGATCAGAACTCTGTTGGATTTATTCCAGAATATGTGCTAGGTGTTGCAACACAAAACTTACTCAACAATGAGTTTGGATATGTCACAGCATTCGGTAAAGTGCGAGGAATTGATACTCGTAATTACGGAGAAGGAGCAACTCTCTACTTATCCGGAACTACCGCCGGAGCATTGAGCAATACTTCTCCAGTGTATCCTTCACATTCTATATTGATCGCTTCATCATTAAACTCAACTCCCAATGGAACAATTCTTGTTCGAATAAGTCATAGAGATGATCTGGATGAACTGCATAACGTCGACCCGTCAGGAAAAGCAAATAATGATGTTCTTTTCTGGAATGCCTCTACCAATAAATGGCAAGCATCTAATGCATATGCGACAAAGACATATGTAGACACCTCTGTTGCGGCATTGGTTAACAGTGCTCCTGAAACACTGAATACATTAGTTGAATTGTCAAATGCACTTGGAAACGATGAGAACTACGCAACGACTACTGCGACTTTGATTGGTTCTAAAGCAAGTAATACTTATGTTAATACACTGCTTGCCAATACTAATGATTACATTGCGAGTGTCTCTAGTGCTCAAAGTCAATACCTGCAAGTTGCAAATAGCACAAACTTCTTGGTACAAGCAGATGTAGATCAGTATCTACAGGTTGCTAATAGTTCATCGTTCTTGGTACAAGCAGATGTTGATCAATATCTTCAGGTTGCAAATAGCACAAACTTCTTGGTTCAGTCTGATGTAGATCAGTATCTACAGGTTGCTAATAGTTCATCGTTCTTGGTACAAGCAGATGTTGATCAATATCTTCAGGTTGCTAATGTTTCAGGATACATTCCTGCAAACACAAGTACAACTAGTGCATCACTAACTGGCAACACTGCAACGTTCACACGTGCTGATAGTTCTACGTTTACTTTAGATCTGTCTGGGATCGCATCCGCAGGTGGTGGAGGTGGTGCTTCTGTCACAGTTGCGAATACTGCACCTGTGTCACCAACAGAAGGTGATCTGTACTTTGACAATGAACTTGCAACGATGTTTATCTATTATGACAGTTCATGGGTAGAAGTACAACCAACCATTGATCCAGTCAATCCATTGACGTATGGTCTTAGTACATTCACTGCAAACGGAACTGCAACAGACTTTACACATACGTCAGATACAGTAAGTGCAGATGCAATGCTTGTGACTGTTGATGGTATTATTCAAAGACCAACAACAGATTACACAGTATCAAATAAGACAGTAACATTTGGAACAGCACCTTCTGATACTAGTATTGTCGCAGTTCGTGTTACGACAGGTGCATTTACTGGTGTTAGTAACGCAACGTTCCAATCGGCACTGGCAAATACAAATGCATACATTGCTTCTGTCGCACCATCTTATTTTGAAGTCACATCAAACACGACAATGAGTGCAGGAACTAAATACATAGTAGGAATAAGAACCGCAAACGTTGTATTGACATTCCCGACTTCAGCATCACTTGGTGACGAGATTACAATTATAGATGGTACTGGACAAGCAAACACTTTTGGAATTGAATTGAATAGAAACGGTCATAGAATTCAAGGTGGTTTAGCAAATGTCGTCATTGATACATCACGTGCCGCAGGTGGTTACGTGTACTATAATGCTAACAACGGATGGATATTAACAGAGGTCTAATATGGCAAGTAGAAGACGTTGGGCGGCACTAAGATACGCAAGACTCATCGCAGAAGTAAAAAGGGACACTGAGGTTGCGTCAGCAGTTGAAATTGGTGCTTCAGTAGAGGTATCACGGATTGCTAATGATAATATCGTCACAACATCAAATAGTTATGTAACTTCAACCTTTACAAGTAATGCGACGTTTCAATCTTTTGTTGCAAATACTAATCCAAGGTTTGACTCATATCTTGAGGTTGCAAACTCGACTAATTTCTTAGTTCAGACAGATGTTGATAAATATCTTGAGGTTGCAAATGCAACGAGCGTATCATCGATTACAGAATTGACTGATGTTGATCTTAGTGGTGCAACAGACGGACAAGTATTAACATTTAATTCAAGTAATGGTACTATTACTGCGACAACCGTCTCTGGTGGTGGTGGAGGTGGTGGTGTCACCACAGGCAAAGCAATCGCAATGGCAATCGTATTCGGATAAGAGAGTAGACAAATGGCAAATCCAAACATAGTAAACGTAAGCACAATCAGTGGAAAAACAAATGCAGTCGTTGCAAATGTCGCACTGACTACGGCATGCGCAAATCCAGTTTCTTCCGGAAAAATTTTCAAAGTCAATGCAATTTCTTTAGCAAACAAAACGACTTCAACGACGGAAGTAACTTTACAGTTTCAAGACTATTCTCAATCAAACGCAACTTTTAATATTGCAAAAACGATCGATGTGCCATCAGAATCTACTATTTTTGCTATAGATAAAAATACTGCTATCTACTTAGAAGAGGGTGATGCTATTGTCTGTAGTGCTGTTTCCGGTTCTTCAATTGATGTTATTGTAAGTTTTGAGGAAATCTCTTAATGGCAAGACAACTCGGAAAGTTTATTGGTACCCAACAAGTATCTGCTAACAACTCATCATTCAGTGGGATTATTAATAACTTAGATACACTTGCTCGTCTGAAAAAAGATTTTAGTATACCTTCTGCCAATCCGGGTATTGTTGATAAGTTTTTGATCGCAGAAGGACAACTTGAAGAAATATTTGATCGTTCTCGTTTTATGGCAAATTATGGGTATGGTGCTAACGACATTATTTTTAGTGACGATGGAACTAGAGTATATTTTCTAGACGATACTGATGTTATCACGCAATATCGATGCAACATTGCCGGAAGTGTCGAAAGACTTGTTTGTACAGGACAGTTTGATTTAGCAGATCCAGATCACCCTAATTGGTTTATGGGTGACGCAGGATACGCAGAAACAGCACCACGGTCAATCGCATTCGGTAATAATGGTTATAAATTCTATCTCGTCGGTGATGTTAATCCAGACTACATCAATGAATTCGATCTAACAACTCCTTGGGATTTGAATACTGCAACTTGGGTTAGAAAGTTCGATTGGGGTGCTTATCAATCGATTCAGTTTAATTCTGATGGCACAAAGGTTTACACATCGTCTCCCAGTGCCGCTAATATTATTCTTCAGTGGAGTCTTTCAACTGCTTGGGATGTTTCAACAATAACATTAGACAGTGGTGTTAATCTCAATAGTTTCTATGATGGAGTTGTGTCAGATCATCAATTCAAACCAGATGGCACCAAATTATATGTCAGTCATTATGACTACACTTTTATTGATGAAATTGATCTGACAACTGCATGGGATTTATCAACTGCAGTTTTCAATCAAAGATTATCTCTCGTCGGTACAGATGGTTTGATGAACTACCATAAATTTGCACTCAATCCAGATGGCGATAAACTAATTATTTCAACCTCATCGCAAGTGCAACAATTCGACTTAGAAACACCTTGGGATATTTCTACAGCAAATCTGTTACACAAAAAAGATAGAATTGTTATGGAAACCCTTGCACGTCAAAATGGATATATCAGTCGTGATGGGCATCATGCATATACAGTTCATATTACTGGTGATGATACTTATAAATCTACAGTATTTCAATGGTATATAGATAATGCATGGGAAACACAATATATGTCTCTCACAGGCAAATATCTAGACATTACAGATTTACAAGATGACATTGATTATATTTCTTTCGTCTGGTTCAAAGATGATGGAACAAAAATGTGGATTGGTTCTTATTTAAATGATCAGATATGGGCATTCGACATTGCAACTCCATTTGACATTTCAACTGCAACATATGCAAACGAGACATTTTATGTAGGATCTCAAGAAACTGGTCCTCGTCATATGTTCATTGGTGACAGTGGTTCTAAACTGTACGTTATTGGAACGACTGGTGATGACATCACAGAATACTCATTAAGCACTGCATATGATATTTCAACTGCAACTCACGTGACTCAAGTGACTGTTGCAAGTACTGCAACTATGGGAATCACATTCGATAACACTGGTGCTTATGTTTATCTTGTGGATTACACTCCTGATTTAATCTACAGGTACACATTAACAACTGCTTGGGATCTTTCTACATTAGATACTGGTACAGTACAAACGGTCACTGCTAGATATCAAGTCGGAACATCTTCTTATCTAGATGAAAGAACACCGTATGGTTTACAATTATCGTCCGATGGAACAAGAATGGTTGTTATCGGTGATTATAGAGATAACTTTGTAAGTTATACTCTTTCCCCTGCGTGGGATTTATCAACTGCATCAATGGATATTGTTGATCAGACTGGAACATTTACAACGAATACACAGAATCCTTACCGATATACAACTGCGATTGATGCGAATCAAGACTTCACAACATTTTATGTTGCTGATACAATTAAAGAGAGTATATTCCAATATAATCTAAGTTCTAATACATCGATGATGAATGTATCGAATGTTTATCATTTCTCTGTTCTGTCAGAAACTAATGATCCAATTGGTCTACAATTAAAACCAGATGGAACTGAAATGTATGTGATGCACAATGGTGGAAATATATTCACATATACACTATCAACTCCATGGGACATTCGAACTGCTACAGTTAATGCATCCAAACAGAGTTCATCTCTTGGTTCTAGTGGATTTAGAATTGTTAACAATGGAACTCAATTGATTGCAACAGACGATAGTCCAGATGAGGTGCAGTCATACACATTATCGACTGCATGGGATTTGAGTACTGCAGTTATCGACACTAATAACCAATTAGCACTGCACAATCAAAATCGCAGAGGTCCGTTTATGAGCACTGATGGAACCAAATTGTATTTCCATCAATTTAATGATAATTGGATGATACAATATGACCTCGCAACTGCTTGGGATCTCTCTTCTGCAAACACATCTTATGTGAAATATTATGTTCCTGACGAATGGCACGGAACACTTGGCGTCGGTTCTATTTTTAATCAGTCTGGCAACACAATGTATCATTTACTTTCAACGAGTGGACAGAATTGGTTCAGTCGTGGAGCAGACTCTATTATTAGAAGAGAGTTGAGTACTCCTTGGGAATTGAATACGGTTCAACATCCATATTATGACGTTGTAGATAGTGGTGATTATTTCTGGCAATATGTGAAACATCCTGAAAATGATGATCAATATTTTATTCTGAGTAATGATGGAGACTTGAGACACATCGATCAAGAGAATAGATATCAAATTGCTGTTGTAAATTTCAAAGCACTTGGTCGTGTAATTAATGCACATGGTTTTAATTTTAAATCAGATGGAACGGGTCTATACATTGTCGACAGTAATAAATGTTCTATTGATTATTATACACTAAGCACTGCATGGGATATCACAACTCATGATTATCAATACAGTGTTACAGATATATTTGCTCAAACTTTTGGTACAGATGTACTTTATGATTTGAGATTCAAACCAGATGGTACACAATTATATTTGTTAAACAATACAGAAGATAGAATCTATCAGTTTGAGATGACAACTCCTTGGGATATTCGAACAATGGTATATAACTCCCAATTTGCTGTCACAACAGGGGAGAGTGTTCCTCAAAGTTTCGATCTAGATTCATCAGGACGATATTTGTTGTATGGTGGAACTTCAGATCAAGTGCGAATGGCAATTCTTTCTACTGCATGGGACATCTCTACCGCAGACACTGCAAATCATATTGCATCTGGTTTACTTCCGGGTGGTGATACTCATCTATGTTCTTGGATAGATAGCACACATTTTATTAAGGCAAACAGGTATAATTTTTATAAGTACAAAACCAAGTTTCCATATGATGTGTCATCAATTGCAACTTCTACGGGTGCAAATAGTTTTAACACTTATGATTTTAATATATCTATATCTCAGAATGCGAACTATGATACAGAGTTTTTCCAAGCATCTACGGACGAGCAGTATTTTGTATACGGCACTGGTACGAACCATGCAGAACGGATGCAGAACACGACTGCGGGGGACTATTCAACATTAACTTATTTGACGCATGGCACGGCAGGAGCAACTGGCACGTCGAATCAGAGTTGGTTCGCAAATTTTGGATACACTGGTACATATTCTAGTCAATGGTATTGGGCAAAAAATTTATGGACGCATGAAAATTTTGATTCGACACTATCCCAAGCATTTGTCATTTTCCAACATGGTGCTTCACAAGCTGTGCCAGACAGAACGGTTCCATATGGTTCTTGGGTATTTGGTAAGGTAAATACTACTACTAATGGAATCCAAAGAACACAGTTAACACAATTAAGAAATATCACATCCGGTGTTAATACAGGTGTCAGTAACATTGGAGGACACTCATGGAAAAGAGACGGAACTGAAGTATACTTTAGTGCAAATGATGGTAAAATTTATGCGGTGAGAGTCAGTACACCTTGGACTATTGGCGCAATGGAAGGATATACTGGATACTATTGGACACCAAATAGTAACTTCCAAAGAAATTTATCTTTCTGCGATATTAAAACAGAAGCATATGCAGTATGGGATTCAGGCAACACCACAATTCGTGCATTTGATTTTAGTGATGATGGTATGGAATGCATTATTCTTTTTGATAATGACTCTAAGAATGCTCATGTGTATAAATTAAATTCACCTTGGGATATCACCACATTAACGGATACTGGGTATAGAATACAGGCAGACAATGATCTTGCAAATAGTGTATGCTATCGAGGAAATAGAATTTGGTTGGTAGATAAAGACGGAAAACAATTTAATCATCCTGTTAAAAAATATGAATGGGGAAATTCTTTGGCACAAATCGTTAACCCATTGGTGATCACGCAAACTGCTAATACAAGTTATCAGTTTGTATTAGACGATGGGTTAGATACGTTTGTTATTACATTTGCAGTCGACGAAACCACACTAACTCTAGGTGAATCTGCCGAATTGACATTTGTGGAAGATGAAACACAACCTTTAGCAAACAATGGAACAGTATCTATTAATGGATTGGTTGCAACAGTTTCGGCAAATACAACAAACCCTGAAGCGAAAGCTTTCGCAGGAACTTTCTATCTAACAGAACAACCAATGAATAGAGAATTTAATGCAGGAACTGCCACATTTCAATTAGGTACAAAAGGCAAACAGTATGCGGGTTCATATGTTCTAAATACAGGTGGAACATTAGTAACTTATAATGTTTCTTCAGGTGCAAGTATTGATGCACAAATAGACGCATTGTCGAATGGGGACGCATTAGTTCTCGCACCTGGAACTTATACCATGACTGGTGGGACAGACGCATTTAGAAGTAAAAACATTTGTATTGCGGGTGACACACAAGACCCAAATGATGTAATCATTGAACATAATCATGACCTTCCATCTGGGGTAAGGGATCATCCTATATTCAATATCGTAAGTACAGATTTATCTCAACAGATGGCATTCTTGAGGTATAAGAGAATTCAGACAAGTAGCACAAATTATATTAGCGCAGTAGTTAAAGGGTTTGGGGATGTCAAAGGTAAAATGGTCAACTGCTTACTCGATTTTAATAACAGCAATATATCTTGGATTTATGATAACAATAATGATCCGCAAGTTGATGTAAGATTTATTCGATGCACATTTTATAATTATGCAACTTGGAGTGGAAGATATAGTGGACGTACTGATGTGGTAAAAGCAACAGATTGTGTCTTTGATGCAGGTTTCAACACTGGTGATGTGGTAGAAACTAACTATGCTACAAGTGTTACTGTTAACGGATCAACAGGAGCATATGATACTACAACTCATTCTGATAAAGGTCACCTATATATACCGGGAAACTTCAAAGATGATTCTGCATTGACATAAGGCAAAAAATATATTATGAAAAAATTGAAATGGAGATGGATGAAAACGTGGACTGATGAATTCGAATTTGATATCGAAGACTATATCAGTCCATGTGTTCCTGCAACAAGTAATTGGTGGAAAGGACTGCCAAGGTTTTTAACTTCTGCAACTAAAAACATAAAAGACTTTGTAAACGAACGTCATAGAAAATATTTGTATGACGCACAAGACAGAGAACCATTCAATGTCAAGACATTTAATAATGGTTTAGAAAAAACTGCTAAAGAATGTCCGGGAATATTGTCTGTATTTAAGACATCATATTTAATTAAATGCCCTAGTGATATGATGATAACAATATCTAAAAGTATGGATATTGTCGTTGATGTTCCCGCGGGATCAAATTTTAAAGTACAATCGCACCACTTTGCGCAGATTGCATCTCAAAGTAATTTATTTGAAGGCAGAATAAACATTAAGTTTGTTTTACCTGTTATGCTGTGTTCTGATTCGAAAATTCCTTGGGTATTCTTCAATCCAACTTATCATTCAAATCCTATATGGGATGTAATTCCCGGAGTTATTGACAAAAAATACACGCAAGGCATTGAATTAAATGTAAATACACTTATTGATACTAGAACTTTAGAATGGGACGCATACGGAACATATACTATTAATTTGAAAAAGGGTGATCCTATTGCATATCTTTGGTTACCAGAAAAAACTAAATTTGTTTATGACGATAAACTTAAAGGGGTGAAGAAAGATACATATTGATACTGCATCTTTCTAACATTATAAATAGTTCTAGAAAATAAACACTCTAGGTCTATTAATATGGCAATCCCATTAGCAAATAACAATCCTGCAAACAATCATCCAATATCATTCGATCAAATTGAAGATGAATTTCTTTTTGAAGATGATGGGATTACACAAAGCACCCCAATATCTTTAGGTTCTTTTAGAGGTGAGTTGGGAACGTTCCCGAGTGTTCCTATATCCGTCAGTGCTTTTTCTGGAAAATCTATTGATCCTGAAATAACACCAATAACTTCTGTCGGTGGTCAATTAGTTAATGGTGTCCGAGAGTTCATTTACTTACAACAAGGAACTTTTACGGTACAAAAAATTGGAGAAGTGTACGGAGAAACTGCGAATACTGAATCTATTACTTGGACACAAACCAACAGGAACGTACTTGATTTAGGAATCAATGAATCGACAGGTGCCTCATTAACTTTTGAAGCACCGTTTTCTTTTTCAGATGTGCCCATGACACTCCGTGCTACAGCAGTCGATTGGCAAGGTGATGAATTCTATAGGGAAGTTCCCATCATTATTAAAGAATATAAAAGACCCGGACAACCGCAACCAAAAAACGAAAATGCTGTAGGTCTCAGTAACGACAATCCAAAACTTTGGGATTATAATTATCAGTCGACAGGTGGAATGGATGTTTATGAAAACTTGACAGATTCCACCTATACTAAAAAAATGGAATTTGAAGTTGAATTAACTGACGAATCAGCATTTCATCCATACGGAATTCCATATGATATTAATTGGGTAGTTGAACAAATAACTCCTATTGAATGGATAACAACCGATGATATTTTACTCGAAACCAGAGAAAAAGGCAACGGAAGAAAATATTTACATGTGACATTAACAAAAGCACCTTCTATCGCAGAAAGCAAACTTTATGATCTTTTCGAGATACAGATCAGAGGGACAGTAACGGATCCTTTTCAACCAAATCAAGGTCAGGCATTTAATTTAAAAATAGCAAGACAGAAATTTGAAATTTCTGAAATAGATTGGTTGTCGAAAACATCAAATATTCGCACCTCTGCTTCATCCCTCCCTTCAGATATTAAAGTAGAACTCCCCCCTTTAAATCAAATACAAAAAGGTGATTTGTTATTTTTGGAAGTTGTTGCTGAATATTGTGATGTTACTTATGATGCATCTGGAGTATTAAGTTTACCGGCCGGACAAATTATGCCATTAGCAGGTGAAGTCGTTCCGGAAGGAACACCGACTAAAATAGACTGGGACACTAGATGGGGTAAAGATGATGGGTGGATAATATTAACTCGGACAGATGCCATTAGACTTGGATATGATGTTTCGGAAGATGGTTCCATCGGGACAGTGCCTTTAGAACAACGGACTACATTATCATCCGGTATACGTGCGAAAATTACATCAATGAGGAAAACATATTATAGTAGTCCGACATATTATACAACCAGTGCTTCACCTGTGGGCACTTATCGACAGGCATATGCCAGATACCTGCAGGGTGATAATAAAACCGCACCAAATTACACCGTCAGAGGAAATGCTAACAAAGAACAGTTTAGTAATGTCTATCGAGGGGGTAGCACCAGAAAATTAGTAATGAATGCTTACATGGTTGTTGAAGATCCTTCTGCATTATCACAAACATATAACCTGTTCAGAAACTATTTTGTCAGAGGTGAATCGGTTATTGTTTATCACGCAAGACCAAACAATTTAATAAAAAAAGTACACATAACTTCCTCTAAAGCATATCCTGTTGCGAATGAAATTTATGATGGAAAATCAAAAGTAGTTACGGAAGAATATAATGAAACTTATGGTTTTAAAGTTTGGAAAAAAGATGGTTTAGATAGTAAACTCAATGGAAAAATAGCAAGATATAGTGAAGTGTTTTATAATAGTGTCGATCTTTATTCATCTCCTGAAGCACCAAATTATCCATATCCATTTTATATAAAAACAGGAACTGTCTCAGGTCACAAATATTCTTATAACAACACGGAAGGTGTGGGTGAGGAATATGAAAGACTATTGCCAATGCCAGATGCCAGAATATGGGGTGGGTTAATAGGACTAGCAGATCATCCGGGGTTTGCAGGAAGTGGTGACCGTTATTCTAGACGAACATATTCTTCCAGTTTTTCTAGATATGTTTCGGGTGGTTTAGGATTCTCCAGTTGGTTCAGTGGTGGAACTAATTCTACCAGTTCTTCCGAAACTTTTGATTCTCCTAATGAATCATCAATAATTAAAAATAATACTTATTCGACAGGAAAAGTTATAACAGATTATGGACCTCTTAAAAGTAACTTCAACACATCTGACAGCAATTTTGTTGTTGGATACAAATCTAGAAGACCGAGCCTTGGAATCAGTCATGATTCAGGAACATCTATCAGATCACCAAATAGTCCATATAATGTTAATAATTCATATGGATCTTTTCAAGGCAATGCATTAATTCCGTTTAAAGGTGGTGCGGGAAGTCTATTCATTGCCAATGCACGTATGGGTATTAAAATTGCTGACACGGCTTTATTTTTAAATCCAGTTGGCAATATGGTTGCAACTATTACCAGTGAAACTATCCAGTATCGTGACTCCGTTTCTGGGTTACCGGGAACCGAAAAACAGATTATATATGGAACTGAAATAACTTTGTCTAAGGCATACCTTGCAACAGAACTTCCCAACACAGGGAACAAACAAAACTCTCTTATAATAGCAGGAGGATATTTTGATATGTGTCTTTACGGAAATGATCCCTTATATGAAAACTCGTCTCAAGTTCCTTTTGCTCATAATACTGAGGTTTTTCCTTCTACAGCAGAAAACAGTGACAGTGTGGTGTTTAAGAGTTTTGATTGGGATGCGTAAACAATACTTATAAATATTGGAAACTAACTGAAAGGTTTCCATTATGGCAAATCCAACTACAAGAGACGAACTCAAAAAATATTGTCTACGAAGTCTTGGGCATCCGGTAGTCGAGATTAATATTGACGAAGACCAGATGCAAGACCGTCTTGATGATGCACTTGCTTTCTACCGTGACTACCACTATGACGGTGCTGAAAGAGCATATTTAAAGCATCAGGTGACTGTAGACGATATTGCAAATAGATATCTTCCGATTCCAGAAACTGTCACTTCAATCGTTCGTGTGTTTGATGTGGGTGATTCTAACTCATCTATCAATATGTTTGATGTTCGATATCAGTTTCACCTGAACGATCTCTACGATTACCTCGCAACTTCTATCGTGCCTTTTGATATGGTAATGCAACACATTGCACTTCTCGAAGAAAAGTTCGTAGGGAAGCAACCTATTCGTTTCAATCGTCACACCGACAAACTTTATATTGAAATGGATTGGGATAGAATTAATGTCGGAGAATTTCTTGTAATCGAGTGCTATAAATACCTAGACCCTGACGAATATACTTCAGTTTGGGGGGACTGGTGGCTACGTCGTTATACCACCGCATTGTTCAAGAGGCAGTGGGGAGAGAATATGAAGAAGTTTGAAGGAATGCAACTGCCGGGTGGAGTCCAATTTAATGGACAAAAAATTTGGGAAGAAGCAATCGAAGAGATTCGCAAACTGGAAGATGAAGTCATCAATAACTTCTCATTGCCAGTAACAGACATGATTGGATAACACATGCCAACAACAAACTTATACTTCAGCAACTACTCATTCACAGGTGAGCAGAGACTTATTGAAGATCTAATTATTGAAGCAATCAAGATCTACGGTGTCGAATGCTACTACCTGCCCCGTACACTTGTCAATGATGACGATGTGTGGGGAGAGGATGCGTCATCTAAATTTGAGGTTGCATATCCTCTTGAGATGTACATCAAGAATGTTGAAGGGTTTGAGGGGGAAGGTGACTTCCTATCTAAGTTTGGTCTTGAAATTCGTGACTCGGTTACACTGACTATCTCTCAGAGAAGATTTGGTGAAGAACTCCATCCAGATGACACGACTTCAGAAGCAGGTCGTCCTGTCGAAGGTGATCTTATCTGGTTCCCACTCAATGGAAAGATTTTTGAAGTTAAGCATGTAGAGCACGAAGCAATCTTCTATCAGTTGGGTTCACTGCAGACTTACGACTTACGATGCGAACTGTTCGAATACAGTTCAGAAATTATCGATACTGGTGTAGGTGTCATCGATGACATTGGTGCGAAGTACAGCATCGACGAACTCATTCAGCAGATCCTTTTCGAAACATATACAGATACTGCATTTGCAAATGTAAATATTAATAATGGAACAGTGTTATCTGTAGATATCATCCATCCCGGTGAGAACTTTACTAATGCACCGATTGTAACATTTGAATCTCCTGAAGGTGAACCCGTTCGTGCAACTGGAGAAGCAATATTAGATAATGGAAGAATTATTGGTGCGACAATTATCAACGGTGGGGGTTACTATTCAAATGCTCCAAATGTGACATTTGCAAGACCATTTGCGAATGGAGAATCTGCAATTGCAGTTGCGGGACTCACTCAAGGTACAGTTTCTGACATCAATGTTCTTTCTGGTGGATTTTTCTACCTGAATCCCCCAACGGTAAATATTTCAGAACCAAATGGAATATTCATGATGGGAGGAAGAATTTCTAACACTGAATCTATTATGGGTGATTACAGTCTTTATTATGAAAGTGCCCAAAGATTTAACAGAATCCGAGGATTAGAAAATTATGCTAATTCTACGTTTGACTTTTTTATCAAACCAGTTTCCAATAATAGTAGTGGAGTCATCTTCAGCACAGTAAATCATTCTATCTCAGTGAACAACGGAATTCTAGAAGTGGATTCAGTTGCATCTAACGGTCAGGCAATCACGACAGATGCATGGACATACGTAATGCTTCAAGCAAACACTTCAACTATTCACTTAAGACAAGATGAAATTCTTGTTGCTCAAACCGAAACTTCTTCTTCATTTGCTAATGGATTTATTAGAATTGGTGAACCAAACGGAAATTCTTTTGTCGGATTTTACGACGCATTAAGGTATAGAGATTCGTTTGTTGATGATGTGAGGGTGCCTATTACTAATACACGAGCTGCAACGGGGACAGTATCAGTTACTGACGGGAAAGTCTCAGGTATCACTGTTAGTGATGGTGGGGGATATTACACTGAAGTACCAACTGTAACTGTTGATCCTCCTACAGGATATAGTAGGACAGCAAATGTCGCAGTGTCTGTAAACAATCATTCGATTGTCGCACCCGTCATAAATGACGGTGGTTTCTATTACACCACACCTCCACAAATTACAATCAGTCCTCCGGAAAATTTAACTTATGACCAAGAACATGTTTTTTATGGAAACAGTGCTCTGTATCTAACTTCCGGAAAATCTATTGTTATGTCAGATCTTCCGAGTCAGGAGTATGGAACAGTTTCTTTATTGATCAAATCTGAACTTGAGGATCTTTCTATTGCTGAGGGTGCATTGCCCAGTAACACAGATTTTATAGTATCTGCCGAATATTCTCCTCCGACATATTACTTTAATGTTGATTCGGTTGATGATCTTGAACTGCCAGAAAATCCAACTATAACTTTATACAGAGGATTAACATATACTTTTGACACCTCTAATCCGGAAGAAGGATATGAAACCACTCCTTTATGGATTAAAGATAGTTTAGTCGAAGGAAATAATATATCAACATACGATAATGGTGTTACCAATAATGGAGTAGCAAATGGAGTGATACGATTTGTAGTTCCAAATGATGCACCAGATACTTTATATTATGTGAATGGTGAATATTTTGAGATGAATGGTGAACTTAATATTCAAGATATTCCTGTCTCGCAATTCTGTAACGACGTTATTGCGTTCACAGATGATTGGAACATTAAGATCAACCAAGAGGCAGGACAATATGTATATGAATTTAATTATGGTAATAACAAATTAACCAATCCTAGTTGGTCTGCATATAGTGATTTTGACATTTACAGAAACTATACATCAATCGAAGTTCAAGTTTATGAAGATGATGAAGAAACAAAATCTCTTGCGGTGAGAATGAATGGTGTAGGAAATACAGTAGTTTTAACATCTTCATTTAATGTGTCAAATGGAAGTTTGACATTGGGTGCTCCCACTTCAAATAACTATTATGATGGTGTTACAGTAAGTGATTACAGTAATACATCTCCTCAAATAATTTATACTGGATTTGCCATTCCTCAAATCGGAACATATAGTTTATGGGGAGCAAATGTTACATATTCACAAGATTTTTCGAATAGTATTAGTGCGACAGCAGTATCTTCAGTTTCTAATGGTACGGTTACATCAATTACTATTACAAATAACGGTTTTGGGTATATTGAAGTTCCCACAATTACAGTTGCCAATGTTTCAATAAATACGTACTCCACTGCTACTGCAACTGCAACAATTTCTGATGGCACCGTTTCTAATTTTACAGTAACTAATTCTGGTGTTGGATACGCATCAGTGCCAAATATTACAGTTTCCAATGCAGTATTCAATGAATTTACATCAGGGACTAGTTATGCAAATTCAATATACGTTAATTCATTTGAATATATTACTGCTCAAGCAAACTCTGTAATCAATTCAAATGGTGCAGTAATTGCAATTAATGTCATTGAAGCAGGTTTCGGATATCAGTCACCACCAATAGTGACTGTTGAGGTGCCTAATACCGATCTTTATATCACCGCAACGGGAACAACTGAAATATCAAATGGAGTTGTGACTGCAGTTAATATCACAAATGGTGGGTTTGGTTATACTCAATCTAACGGATATATGGTTATCAACCCTCCAATCTATAATACAGCAGAAGGGTTTGCAGTATTGAATGCAAATGGTGAAGTATCATCTATTACAATCACAGACTCTGGTCAAGGTTATACATCTGTACCTAATGTATTCATTACAGGTGATCCTATCGAAGGTTCTCTACAGACTGAAGAAGGACAGTTCTTCTTACACGAAGAGTCTAATACGACGAATCTTTCTACTGATAATGATTATGCACAGAACGATAAGTTCCAAGAAATCATTGACGCACCTGTTACTACAGAACCGAATGATGATACTACCTTCATCGACTTCTCGGAGAGAAATCCATTCAGTGAAGGAGGAGAGTGGTAATGTTTGGACATCAGTTTTATCACGGAACCATAAGAAAATATATTATCATGTTTGGTAATATGTTCAACGATATTAATATCGACAGGTTTGACAAATCAGGAAATATCATTCAGTCATTGAATGTCCCTATTGCATACGGTCCGAGAGAAAAGTTTCTTTCAAGACTCAGAGAAGATCCTAATCTGAATCAAGAAGTTGCAACTATTCTTCCAAGACTGTCATTTGAAATTACAAACATATCGTATGATCAGGCAAGAACAATCAACAAGATGCATAATATTTCGTCTAGGGGTGCAGGTGCGGATGTTCTTGCGTCAACATCTACTCCTATTCCATACGATATAAATATTACACTAAATGGTATGTTTGCGACGAATGAAGATGCAGTACAGGTAGTAGAGCAAATTCTACCATTTTTCAGACCAGAGTGGACTCATTCATTGAGATTGGTAGATGACCTTTCAGATCATTACATTGATGTCCCTACCATACTTAATGACATGACAATCACAGATTCCTATGAAGCAGATTTTCAAACCCGCAGAGCTATTATATACACTTTTAACTTTACTGTCAAGGGTTACTTGTACGGACCTGTTAAGAATCGTGGTGTTATTAAAAGAACGATTGCTAACCTGTACGAAGGTGATAATCCCGCAACTGATGAGAAGAGAAAGTCAATTGATCTCGAACCGGGTCTCAAATCTGATGGTAATCCAACGACAGACAGAACAGAAAGTATAGATAGAAATAAGATTAAGTCCGAAGACGACTATGGTTATGCATTCGATAATGAAACATTCTTTACAGGTGAGTAAGTATGAAAACAAATGTGACAGACACTCTCAATGATGCACTTGGCATCGAGGGGGAACTCGTGGATGAAGAAGCAAAAGAAAAAGTTCCAACTCTGAAAAGAGAGAACTTTGAGGCACGGACACGCAACCAAGACGATATTTCAAAAGACTATCAGTACGCAAGGGAAAACCTGTACGATGTCATTGAAAGAGGGACAGAGGCACTAGACCATTTACTTGAACTCGCAAAAGCCTCGGAACATCCTCGTGCATTCGAAGTGGTATCTACTCTTACCAAAACACTTGTCGATGCAAACAAAGACCTGTTGGAAGTCCAAGCAAAAGTTAAAAAGTTGACCGAAGAAGAAAGATCGGATCCTCAAAATGTGACAAATGCATTGTTCGTTGGTAGCACTGCAGATCTGCAGAAATTATTGAAGAAGAATAATGAAGATTGACCGTGGTTACCTTGGTAATGAGAAACTAAAACGCAAAGGGCAGAATATCGAATGGACTGAAGATAAAGTCCAAGAGTTCGTCAAGTGTGTAGAAGATCCCATCTACTTTGCAGAAAAGTATATCCAAATCGTACATGTGGATCATGGTCTGATTCCAATTCAGATGTATGACTACCAGAAAGAGATCGTCGAGAAAATCACCAACAATCGTCGTGTCACGGTTGTCACATCACGACAGGCAGGTAAGACTACCACTGCGGTCTGCGTTATATTACATTATGTGTTATTTAATGATCATAAGACTGTTGCACTCCTTGCAAATAAAGGCGATGCCGCACGAGAAATCCTAGATCGAATCAAGATTGCATACGAAGCACTGCCAAAGTGGTTGCAACAGGGTGTGGTGGAATGGAATAAAGGTTCTGTAGAATTTGAGAATGGATGTAAGATTATTGCATCTGCGACATCAAGCAGTGCTATTCGTGGTAAGTCAATTTCATTACTGTACATTGACGAAACTGCTTTTGTCGAAAACTGGGATGAGTTCTTTGCTTCCGTATTTCCAACCATTTCATCTGGTATGACTACCAAGATTCTATTCACCTCTACACCTAATGGACTCAATCATTTCTACAAGACGTGCGAAGGTGCAAGAGAAGGTACGAATGGTTATGAGTATGTGCAGGTTTTGTGGAAAGATGTTCCGGGAAGGGATGAGAATTGGAAGAAAGACACTCTCTCGTCTATGGACTTTGACTATCAGAAGTTTGCACAGGAATTTGAATGTGAGTTCCTCGGTTCATCAGGAACACTGATCGATGGTTCAAAGTTGAAACAGATGGTTGTTAAGCAACCAATCCAAGAAGGGTCTGGTATCTACAAGTATGCAGAACCAGAACCGAACCATACATACTTCTGCGTAGTGGATGTCTCTAGGGGTAAAGGACTTGATTACTCTGCTTTTCAGATTATCGATGCGACAAAAATGCCGTACATACAAGTCTGTGTTTTCCGTGATAACTTTGTGACCCCTATTGAATATGCAGAAATCATACATAGAACAGTAAAATATTATAATAATGCTATTGTCTTGGTGGAGGTTAATGATATCGGTGAACAGGTATCTGAACTATTACACTTTGACTTTGAGTACGAAAATATTTTGTATACCGAAAGTGCAGGAAGATCTGGAAAGAGAATCTCATCAGGTTTCGGTAGATCGGTTGATAAGGGGATACGAACCACAAAGACTGTCAAATCAGTTGGTTGCTCGATTCTAAAACTTATGATTGAGCAAGACCAACTCATCATCAACGACTTCAACACAATCCAAGAACTTTCAACATTCTCTCGTAAGGGAGTATCTTGGGAAGCAGAACCGGGAAGTCATGATGATCTAGTGATGAGTCTTGTGCTGTTCTCGTGGTTATCAGATCAGATGTACTTTAAGGAAATGACTGATATTAACACCCTTATGAAACTGCGAGAGAGAACAGAACAGGAGATGATGGAAGAACTGATGCCATTTGGCATTTACGATGATGGTCTTCCGGATGAAAACGTGATTGAAGTGGAACAAACTAGAACAATGAGTATGGATGAGGTAGATGATTTCGTTAGGTACAACAATTTTGACTTCTAATCTCCGAAAATTATAAATATTGCAAGTAATAAAAAATATGACTCTTTAATGAGAAGGAGATAAAACGATGCCTTTCCAAGTATCACCGGGAGTTAACGTTAGTGAGATCGATCTAACTACGGTAGTCCCTGCGATTGCAACCACTGAAGGTGGTGTTGCAGGTTCATTCCGTTGGGGTCCGGTTGAAAAACCAGTCCTTATTGGTTCAGAAGATCAACTCGTTGATGTTTTTGGTACTCCAAAATCAGACGATGCGGTAACATTCTTTACTGCGGCAAACTTTTTAGCATACGGCAACGCACTGTACACAGTTCGTGCAATCAACAATGCAAACAACGCAGTCACAGGTTCTGCTAACACAACAGTTAAGAACGACGATGATTATGCAGAAAACTTTACTGATGTCGATTCAAACTGGGTTGCAAAATATCCGGGTGAATTAGGTAACTCATTGAAGGTTTCTATATGTAACTCTGCAGACGCATTCGAAAGCACAGTATCAGCAACACACACTTTGGTCACAGGAAGCAAAAACATTGTTTTTGGATCTAATGTTGCCTCACAATTTGTCACTGGAGACGTAGTATATCTTGGTTCTAGTGATGCAAAAGAAATTCATAGGATTTCTGAAATATCTGCAAATGGAACAGTGATCACTTTAGAATCAAATTTCTTAGGTTCTTTCGAATCATCTGAGTCAGCCGCAAGTACTACAGTAAAACGTACTTGGGAGTATGCAGGTGAGTTTGATACTGCACCAACGACTTCACCCTATGCAGAAGGACTAAATGCAACTAATGATGAAATTCATGTTGTTGTTGTTGATGAACTCGGTGAGATTACTGGTGTTCCTAAAAATGTAATTGAAAAGTTTTCAAACCTTTCTGTGGGTTCAAATGCTCGTACTACTCAGGGTGGTGGAAACTACTATAAGACTGTGATTAACAATCAGTCTCAATACATTTGGTGGGGACAGCATCAAGTTTCTACACATGGTGATCAGATTGTAAATGGCAAAACATTTACGCAGATAACAATGCCTGTGACAGAATCATTTACACTAGGAACAGATGGTGATACTTTAACAACTGCACAGAAAATTACTGCATACGATCAGTTTAAGAATGCTGAAACTCTTGATGTATCATTCGTCTTGGGTGCCGAAGCAGATCAAACTCTTGCAATACATATCATCAATAACATTGCTGAAGCAAGAAAGGACTGCTTGGCAGTAATTTCACCAGAAAGAGCAGATGCAGTAAACAACAATTCATACGATGGTAAGGAAATCGATGATGTTATCGCATTCCGTAACACATTACCATCATCTTCTTATGCAGTACTCGATTCAGCATGGAAGTATCAGTATGACAAGTACAACGATGTATACCGATATGTCCCATTAAATGGTGACACTGCGGGTCTGATGGTACAAACAGACTTGACTCGTGATCCTTGGTTCTCTCCTGCAGGATTTAACCGTGGTAATGTTAAGAATGTTATCCGTCTGTCATACTCTCCAAACAAAGCACAGAGAGATGCATTGTATAAGAACGGAATCAACCCTGTCGTAACATTTGCAGGACAAGGAACTGTACTGTACGGTGATAAGACATTGCTTGCTAAACCATCTGCATTTGACCGTATCAACGTTCGCAGATTGTTTATCATTCTTGAGAAAGCAATCTCAACTGCCGCAAAGTTCACACTGTTCGAATTCAACGACGAATTCACTCGTTCACAATTCAAGAACTTGGTCGAACCATTCTTGCGTGATGTGCAAGGTCGTCGTGGTTTAACAGACTTCCGTGTGATCTGTGATGGAACTAACAACACTGGTGAAGTAATCGACAGAAATGAATTTGTCGGTGACATCTATATTAAACCTGCCCGTTCAATCAATTTCATTCAGTTGAACTTTGTTGCGGTCAGAACTGGTGTTGAGTTCTCAGAAGTCGTAGGTCAAGCATAAATAGGTTTTAAACAGGAGAACTAAAAATGGCATTTAATGTAAATGAGTTTGCAGGAGCACTAAAACTTGGTGGTGCTCGTAACTCACTTTTCCAAGTGCAGATTACGAACCCCATCAATGGTGTCGCAGACGTACAAGTGCCATTCCTATGCAAAGCAGCGCAAATTCCCGCAGCTACATTGGGTGTGATTGAAATTCCATATTTCGGTCGTACTATTAAGCAAGCAGGAAATCGTACCTTTGCGGAATGGGCACCAACAATCATCAACGACGAAGACTTTGCAGTTCGTAATGCGATGGAACAATGGTCAGGAACAATCAACTCGTTTCAAGGAAACTTGAATAACGCAGGTGGTTCTAATGCATCATTGTATAAATCGAATGCGACGGTCACACAATATAGTAAGACTGGTGACATCTTGCGTGTATATAATTTTGTAGGCATCTTTCCATCTGAAGTTAGTTCAATTGATCTTTCATGGGATGCAGAAACTATTGAAGAATACACCGTTACATTCCAGTACGACTATTGGGAAGTAGTTGGTGGTACCACTGGTAACGCCGGTGGCATCTAAAACTTGATATAGGTTATGGAAGGGTGACATAAATAGATTGTATGTCACCCTTACTTTGAGGTATATAAATGGCAATTGAAATATTCGGTTTCCAGATCGGAAAGAAACCGCAAGAAGAACAGAAAGATTCTATCCGTTCGTTTGCAGAGAGACAACCTGAAGACGGTACTATTACTGTATCTGAAGGTGGTGCGTTTGGCACGACTGTCGATCTTGAAGGCAAGGTCAAAAACGAACAGGCACTCATCACTCGTTATCGTGACATGGCAGTTCAACCAGAAGTTGAACGTGCGATTGATGATATCATCAACGAAGCAGTTGTTCAAACAGGAGATCGTTCTTCCCCTGTAGAAGTCGTACTAGATGATGTTGAAGATATTCCAGAAAATGTCAAGAAACGCATCCGTGAAGAATATGAAGAAATTATTTCACTTCTTGGTTTCAATAAAAAAGCATATCAGATTTTCCGTAACTGGTATATTGATGGTCGTATCTACTATCACGTAATGATTGATGAGAAGAATCCACGTGCAGGGATTCAAGAACTCCGTTATATCGATCCTCGTAAAATTAAGAAAGTCCGTGTCGCAAAGAAAACGCAAGGTGCAATGCCTTCACAAACAAGAGACGGTGTTGCGAATAAGAAGTACAACGAATACTACATCTATGCACCTCGTGGAATCTCTGGAACTCAGCAGACTCAGGGTGTAAAGATCTCAATTGATTCTATCGCATACGCACACTCAGGATTACAGAATACAAATAACTCAATGGTTCTATCTCATCTACATAAAGCAATGAAACCAATGAATCAGTTGAGAATGCTAGAAGATGCAACAGTTATCTATCGTCTTGCTCGTGCACCAGAAAGAAGAATCTTCTACATCGATGTGGGTAACCTACCAAAGGGTAAGGCAGAACAATACCTGCGTGATATGATGGTCAAGCACAAGAACAAACTCGTCTATGATGCAAACACTGGTGAAGTCAAAGATGATCGTAAGCATATGACAATGCTTGAAGATTTCTGGTTGCCTCGTCGTGAAGGTGGTAAGGGAACAGAAATCACAACACTACCGGGTGGTCAGAACCTTGGTGAGTTGGATGACGTATTATACTTTCGCAAAAAGTTATACGAAGCATTAAGTGTGCCATCATCTCGTATGGAAGCAGAAGGACAGTTTAATCTTGGTCGTTCATCAGAGATTACTCGTGACGAACTCAAGTTTTCTAAGTTTGTAAACCGTCTCAGACTTCAGTTCAGTGAACTGTTTTTACAGTTACTTGAGAAGCAAGTACTACTCAAAGGTGTGATGACTCGTCAAGAGTGGAAAGATATCCAGTCAGACATCTACTTTGACTTTATTGAAGACAATCACTTCACAGAACTCAAAGATGCAGAGATTCTACAGAACCGTCTGTCAATATTGCGTGACCTCGATGAATATGTCGGTAAGTATTACTCAGTCAAATGGGTGCGTGAAAATGTACTACAACAAACTGAAGATGATATGGAACAGATCGATAAGGAAATCGAAGACGAAGGTGATCAATACGATGAACCGGAGGATGGTAACGGTGGATACTAAGTTTTTATAAATATGAACAGGAGAATACGACATGAGTGAATATACAACACAAGACGCAATTAATTCTGCGATGAAAGATAATGTTTCAGATTTCAAAAGTGCAGTGCATGACCTGCTAACCCAGAAAGTGCAAGATGCACTTGAATTGAAAAGATTGAAAGTTGCATCTAATTTCATGTCTGCTGAAGTCGATGAAGAAGATTTCAGTGAGGAAGAATACGAAGTAGACACCGAAGGGGAAACCGATGGCGATCAAGAAATTTAGTCAATTCGTTGAAGAAGCACCTGCTTCAGATTATGTTCCAAGCAAGACCGACGGTCCTGCAAAAGGAGAGAAGGACTTCATCAACCAACATACAGTGACGAAGACAGACTACACCCCTGCACCGGGTCAGGATCATGTCTTTAATGGTGACATTAAAGAAGAAGTTGAATCCGAAGACGATGAGGAATCCGAGTTATCGGAAGGTAAAGTCTGGGATGCACTGCAAGATATCGTAAAGACAAAGGGTGCAAAGAAGGTTAAGTTTGCAAACGGTAAGTCAGTCACAGTTGATATGACTACTGCTAATGCAATGGTTCAGTTACACAAAAAACTGAACGATAAGAACAAAGAAAAGATGGTCGATCAGATCGAGAAGTCACCAGAAGTACTCATCAAGTTGATGGGTGTTGCGTTCGGTAAGTAATATGGCATGGGTTGTAGTACCGGGATCTAATGGACTTTGGGAATATGATAATGCACCCACTTTAGGTATACTTGAAGAGGGAGCAAAGGTTCATCCAGATGATCAATACTACCGTGAAGCAAATGGAACGGTGGCATCTGGAATTAGAACTTTTACCAGACCATCAGGTGTGACAGAACAAACTTATGTTAAGTGCCGGAGAGTAGGTAACGATTATCCTACAAGAACTGACGGTCCTTGGAGTGAACTCTCTAAAACATATTACGATAATCAATAGGAACTAATATGAAACTCATCTGCGAAGTAAACGAAGAAGTCAATTACATCACAGAAACACTAGACGAAGCAACAGGCAAGAAGGGTATGTTCATCGAAGGTGTTTTTATGCAAGGTGACATCAAGAACCGTAACGGTCGTTTGTACCCTGCTGATGTACTCGACAAAGAAGTCAAGAGATACAATGAGCAGTATGTTCAGAAGAATCGTGCGTATGGTGAGTTAGGACATCCACAAGGTCCGACTATCAATCTTGAAAGAGTATCACATATGATCACTAAGTTAGAAAGAGATGGTTCTAACTTTATGGGTAAAGCAAAGATCATGACTGATACACCATACGGTAAGATTGTTGAATCACTGATCAAAGACGGTGGTCAACTCGGTGTGTCATCTCGTGGTATGGGTTCGGTTAAACCCTCAAAGGATGGAGTCGGTGTAGTACAGTCTGACTTCTACCTTGCAACTGCGGCAGACATTGTTGCTGACCCATCAGCACCAGATGCGTTTGTGAACGGTATCATGGAAGGCAAAGAATGGGTTTGGGACAACGGTATTATTCGTGAAGCAACCGTTGCTGACTACGAGAAGCAGGTCAAAACCTCTTCACGAAAAGATTTAGAAGATACAAAGTTGAGAATTTTCGAAGATTTTCTAACTAAATTGTAATTATTATAAATAACTTAAATACAACTAAAAGGAGTATTCCTATGTCAGAACAAGAACTGGAAGTTCAAGAGGTACAAACTCTTGAGACTCAAGAGACTGATCTTGAGGAAGCAAAGAAAGCATCGATGGGTGATCCATCTGAAATCCCTGATCCAGAAAACAAGGATGCGAAAGCACCGGGTGGTGACGGCAAAATGATCGATAAGACTGCACCTGCACAAGGTTCATCTAACATCAAACCACCTAATACCAAAGTTGGCATGATCAACGCAATGGTTGAAAAGATGAAGGGTATGAAGAAAGCAGATATCGCATCTTCTTACTTCAAGAAGGAAGATCTTGACCTCGAAGAAGGTACACCAGTATTGCGTGAAATTCAGAAAGTATCTGCAGAAGACATTTCTGTATCTGAAGACATCAATGCAGTATTTGCGGGTGAAGAACTTTCAGAAGAATTCGTAGAAAAGGCAACTACTATTTTTGAAGCTGCTGTCGTTTCTAAAGTCAATGAAATCCTCGAAACTGTTACTGTAGATCTGGAAGCAGAACTAGAAGCAGAGAAGGAAGAAATCATTGAGTCTATGTCTGCTAAACTTGACGACTACCTTGAGTATGTCGCAGAAGAGTGGATGAAAGAGAATGAACTTGCTGTTGAGCAGGGTATTAAGTCAGAGATCGTCGAAAACTTCATGGTTGGTCTCCGCAACTTGTTCACTGAAAACTATATTGACATTCCTGAAGAAAAAGTTGACCTTGTTGACGAATTGGCATCTAAGGTTGCTGAACTTGAGGAATCACTGAATGATGAAATGGCAAAGAGCATTGAACTGCGTAAAGAGATCTCAGAGTCTAAGAAAGAATCAGCACTGTCAACAGTGTGCGAAGGACTCACAGATACTCAAGTAGAGAAAATGAAATCTCTTGCTGAAGGTGTTGAATTTGAAGACGAAGAGTCTTACACGAAAAAACTAGAAACTATCAAAGAGAACTATTTCCCTAAAGAAGAAGATCTCAGTGAGGGTTTTGTGGTTGAGGATGAACCAGTAGAAATTGAAGAAGATGTATCTACTTCAGTGTCTGGTCCAATGTCAGTTTACATGAATGCCATTTCAAGTAGCATTAAAAAGTAAAAAATTATAAATAACTAAAGTAAAACCCGAAAGGAGAAACCACTATGTCAGTAGACACATTAACAGAAAAGTGGCAACCAGTTCTTGAGCATCCTGAATTGGATAGCATCAAGGACACTCATAAAAGAGCAGTCGTTGCACAACTTTTAGAAAACCAAGAGCGTTCAGCTATGGAACAAGCAGTAGGTACTGGTGGATATCAGTCACCTTCACTTCTTGGTGAAGCTGCACCAACTAACAACTTTGGTGCTTCATCTTCTGTAGCAGGTTCAGGTGCTATCGATACTTTCGATCCAGTACTCATCTCACTTGTCCGTCGTGCAATGCCTAACTTGATTGCATATGATGTTGCAGGTGTTCAACCTATGACTGGTCCTACTGGACTGATCTTTGCAATGCGTTCACGTTACGAAGGTCAAACTGGTGACGAAGCATTCTTTGGTGAAGCAAACACTGCATTCTCTGGTCAGAAAGCAGGTGGTGCTAACAACCAAGTTGCTGATCCAGTTGCTAACCCTGCATTCGGTGGTATGACTACTGCTACTGCAGAAGCACTCGGTGATGCGGGAGACAATGCATTCGCAGAAATGGCATTCTCAATCGAGAAAGTAGCAGTAACTGCTAAGTCTCGTGCGTTGAAAGCAGAATACACTATGGAACTTGCTCAAGATCTTAAAGCAGTTCATGGTTTGGATGCAGAGCAAGAATTGTCTAACATTCTTTCTACTGAAATCCTTGCTGAAATCAACCGTGAAGTTATCCGTACTATCAACAATGTTGCAGCGGCAGGTGCTCAGTCTGATACTACTACACCGGGTACTTTCGATTTGGATACAGACTCTAACGGTCGTTGGTCTGTTGAGAAGTTCAAAGGTTTGATGTTCCAAATCGAACGTGATGCTAACGCAATTGCTAAAGCAACTCGTCGTGGTAAGGGCAACATCATGATCACTTCTTCTGACGTTGCTTCTGCACTTCAGATGGCAGGTGTTCTTGATTACACTCCTGCTTTGAACAACAACCTTCAGGTAGACGATACTGGTAACACTTTCGCAGGTGTTTTGAATGGTCGTGTTAAAGTTTACATTGATCCATATGCATCATCAAACTTCTACACTATGGGTTACAAGGGAACTTCTGCGTTTGACGCAGGTTTGTTCTACTGCCCATATGTACCGCTCCAAATGGTTCGTGCAATTGGTGAGAATACCTTCCAACCTAAGATCGGTTTCAAGACTCGTTACGGCATGGTTGCTAACCCATTCTCACAGGGTGCTACAACTACACCTAACTGGACTCGTGCAGACGGTCTGGATGCAGGGTTGAATGTTTACTACAGAAAGGTTACTGTTGCTAACTTGATGTAATAAAAAGAGTAGTTTTAAACTACCGAATTGAGGGGACGCAATGTCCCCTCTTTTTTGCCTTATAAATAGTACATCTCAATGAGGATAGACTATGGCAGTACAAATAACTCAACCAGACAATACTAGTTTTCTAGCACCCACTGGATTTCAGTTTAGTATCCAGAAACTACCTCATGTCAACTACTTTTGCTATTCGGCAAATATTCCAGATATGACACTAGGTCAAGTTGATAGTGTCACCAACACTTTTATTAAGTTGCCTGTGCCGGGTGATAAACTCCAGTTTGGTGCACTAAGTGTTCGTTTTCGTATCGATGAAGATTTGCGCAACTATAAAGAGATCTATGATTGGATGACAGGACTTGGATACCCAGACAACTTTGATCAGTCTGTCGCAATCCGTACAGGTATTCAAGCACAAGGACAAGTATACTCTGATGCCACTCTATTGATCAATACCGCATCAAATAGACCGAATGTACAGGTGTCATTCGTTGATGCATATCCAGTATCTCTATCTGCATTGCAGTTCGATGTCTCACAGGCAGACATCACATATCTGGAAGCAGATGTGAGTCTGGTGTATCGTAAGTATAATATTGACATTATTCAGTAATTAGTGTATACTACTATCTAATTGCATCTAAAGGTATATTATGAAGATTGAAGATATCGTCTCTGAATGGGACAAAGACTGCCGTATCGATGAAACTGAACTTGGTGATGAATCCACAAAGATTCCCGTCGTTCACAACAAGTATCTCAAGATCTATGTTGGTGAAAACGCACAGTTAAAGAAAATGTACGCTCAACGCAGTAAGATGAAACGAACTCTGACAGAGTACTATCTTGGTGAAATGGATCAAGAAGAACTGGAAGAGTTTGGTCGTGATCAATTCTATAAGAAACTTCTCAAGAACGAAATCGATACCTACATCGAGTCTGATGATATGTGGATCGATATCAATCTCAAGGTTGCACTTCAGCAAGAGAAAGTCAACTACCTAGACTCTATCATCAAGAGTATCAATAACCGTGGTTTCCAGATCAAGAATGCAATCGACTGGTTGAGATTCACGAATGGATAATATTTTTGTGCACCCAAAAGACGAAGTGAACGTCAAGGTAGAGTGTGATCGAGGTACTGCGCAAGAACTCTCTGATTACTTTACCTTTGAGGTACCGGGTGCTAAATTCATGCCTTCTTATAAGAATAAGATGTGGGATGGCAAGATTCGTCTTTTCAATACTGCAACATACCTTATATATAAAGGACTGATTGCACATATGAAAGTATTTGCGGAAGATCGTGAATATGAGTTGGTACTGGATCCTGAACTAGAACTGACAAATGATATTGCAGTCAATGAACTTGAAGAGTTTCTTTCTGGTAAGTACACACCTCGTGACTATCAGTTAAGAGCAGTAGCACATGCATTAAGAAATAATCGTGCATTGATTCTATCACCTACTGCTTCAGGTAAGTCATTCATCATCTATTGTATCATCAAGTATTTACTTGCGATGGGTGAGAATAAGGTGCTACTGATTGTACCCACTACCTCTTTGGTATCACAGATGAATGCAGACTTTAATGATTATTCTTCTGAAGAACCACAGTTCTATTATACACACTTAATCATGGAAGGTCAAGATAAAAACAACCATGATGCGAATATTTTTATCAGTACTTGGCAGTCTATCTACAAACAACCCAAGAAATGGTTCGATCAGTTCGATGTTGTTATCGGAGATGAGGCGCACCAATTCAAGGCAACGTCACTCACCAAGATTATGACAAAACTTGATGGATGTAAGTGGAGATTTGGTTTCACTGGTACACTCGACGGTACACAGACGAACCAACTTGTATTGGAAGGACTGTTCGGTCCGGTAATGAAAGTCATCAATACCAAGGAACTTATCGACTCTGGAACCCTCTCTGACTTCCGTATCAAGTGTCTGGTTCTCAAGTACCCGACAGAAGTATGTAAAGAGATGGTCAAGAAGTCATATCAAGATGAGATACAGTTTCTAATTAGCAACCCGCATCGAAACAACTTTATCAAGAATCTAACAGTCACACGAGAAGGCAATACACTCTTATTGTTTCAGATGGTTGAAAAACACGGGCAAGTGTTGTATAATATGATAAGAGATTCTGTAGATGAAAGACGGCAGGTCTTTTTTGTGCACGGGGGTGTAGATGCAAACGATAGAGAAAATGTTAGGGCAATTACCGAGAAAGAAACAGATGCGATTATTATCGCTTCATATGGCACTTTTAGTACCGGGATCAACATACGCAATCTCCACAATATTATTTTTGCTTCTCCAAGCAAGTCTCGTATTCGGAATCTTCAATCCATAGGACGGGGATTGAGAAAAGGTGAAAACAAAGATGTCGCAACTCTTTACGATATTGCTGACGATTTATGTCATAAGTCATATCATAACCATACTCTCAAGCATTTTGCAGTGAGAGTGAAGATTTACAACGAAGAAGAATTTGATTACAAGATATACAACATAGGGTTGAAAAATGAGTGAAATTGTAGGAATGAAACTGTCTAGTGGTGAGACTATCCTTGGTAGTATCATTGACGAAGGTGAGGTGCAGACTGTGTTGGCAAATCCAATCACTGTCAAATATCTGTGGGATGATGTGCCCCCAACGATCTATGCGACACCATCTTGTCCTCTCGCATACGGTGAGACTGCGATGTCGGTAGTTCGATCACATATCGTCTGTTTGTTCCGTCCATGCGAGACCCTATTAGAATATTATCATAACTCACTCGAAAACATTTTGAATGCAGATGATGAAGAGGAAACCCTAGAAGACCTAGAGGTTCCTCCAGTAATGACAGCAAATAATGATGGGACGGTACACTAATGGCAGAGACACTCGCAGAAAAAAGAAAAAAACCCTACTATGTCGACAATAAGAAATTTCTTGCGGCAATGATTGAGTTTCGTGAAGATGTACAACGGTGCGCAAAAGAAGGGAAACCTAGACCCATCGTGCCTATGTATGTCGCAGAATGTATTATGAAGATTGCAACACACTTATCGTATAAACCAAACTTTGTGAACTACTCCTTCCGTGAGGAAATGATCAGTGACGGTATTGAGAATAGTTTGCAATACATCGATAACTTTAATCCTGAGAAATCATCAAACCCTTTTGCATACTTTACGCAGATTATCTACTATGCGTTTCTAAGACGAATTCAAAAAGAGAAGAAGCATCTCTACACCAAATATAAAATGTCAGAGCATGTCAATGTTCTGGGTGAAACTAGTGATAGACAATCACATGATTATGGTGTAAACTATGAAGATGGTATCAAATACAACGAATGGACTGAAGAATATATGGCAGAGTTCGTTGAAAACTTTGAAGAAAACAAGAGACGCAAAAAGAAGAAACGTAAGGTAGCAGATGAAAATAGCACTGGTAACTGACACACATTGGGGAGTCCGAAATGATAATCTTACTTTCCTTGATTATTTTGATAAGTTCTATAAGAATATATTCTTTCCTGAACTTGAACGACAAGGTATCCGAACTGTACTGCACCTTGGGGATATCGTGGATCGTCGGAAGTATATTAGTTATGTTACACTAAGACGACTCAAAGAAGGGTTCATTGAACCCTGTCTATACAACGGTATCGATCTGCATGTGATCATTGGCAACCACGATGTGCCATACAAGAACACCAATGAGATCAATGCGATGCAAGAACTGTTTGACTCTGCAGGTATCAACTACTACTCAAGTCCAAAGCAGGTAGACTTTGGTGATGGTATTCCTCACGCAATCATTCCTTGGATCAACAATAGCAACTACGCAGACACGATGGAGTTTATGAAACTCACGGACGCACAGGTGGTGTTTGGTCACTTTGAGATTGCGGGATGCCTAATGGATCGTGGCAATATGAACGAACACGGGATGAAGATCAGTGACTTCAAACGATTTGACCGTGTGATGTCCGGTCACTTCCATCACAAATCTACAACACAGAACATTGATTACTTAGGATGCCCATATGAACTTACATGGTCGGACTACCAAGATCCCAAGGGTTTCCACATCTATGACACTGAGACGAGGGAACTGGAATTCATTCAGAACCCGTACACGATGTTCAACAAGGTGTTCTACAACGATGAAGGTAAGACACTAGATCAGTTGCTAGAGACTGACTTCTCTATGTACGAAGGGACATATGTCAAAGTAGTCAAACACTCAAGCGGTAACCCGTATTGGTTTGACAAGTATATGGACAAACTGATCAAGGCAGAACCAATCAATGTACAGGTCGTCGAAGATCATCTCAACCTTGATCTGGATGAAGATGACGACATTGTGAACGAGGCAGAAGACACACTAACGATTCTGTCGAAGTACATCGAGACAATGCCTGACAATGTACCGAAGAAACAACTTGACAATTTAATGAGATCATTGTATACTGAAGCACTACACTTTGAAGTTTGATATATGATTAAGTTTAAAAAACTGCGATGGAAGAACTTCCTCTCTACGGGGAATGTCTTCACTGAGATACAACTAGACAGGTCACCGAGTACGATTATTACTGGTGACAATGGTGCAGGTAAGTCGACTATCCTCGACGCACTGTGCTTTGTTTTGTTCAACAAACCCTTCCGTAACATCAACAAGACACAGTTGATGAATACGATCAATGAGAAGGGACTTCTGGTCGAGATTGATTTTTCGATTGGGAATGTAGAGTATGTGGTGCGACGGGGCATTAAACCTGCTGTTTTTGAGATCATCAAGAACGGTAACCTCATTGACCAACCGGGATCGGTACGAGATTACCAGTCACAGTTAGAGGACACGATCCTTAAACTGAACTATAAATCGTTCACCCAAATCGTCGTGCTAGGTAACGCATCATTTACTCCATTCATGCAACTTACGACAAAGGATCGTCGTGAGGTGATTGAGGATCTGCTAGACATTCAGATCTTTAGTTACATGAACACCCTACTCAAAGATAGGGTTGCGTTCAACCGTTCGGAGAAGCAAGAGGTCGAGTATCAGATTGAATTGCTTGGTGAGAAGATCAAGGTACAGAAAGAGTACTTAGATAAACTCAATGCGGATATGGAGAAACAGAAGGCTGAGTTGGAAGCAGAACTCCAAGAGTGGTCTTTGCAATATTTATCCACTCAGACCCAACAGCAAGAAATCGTTGCGAAGATTGAAACGATTTCTGAAACGATTTCTGACTCCGATAAGATCACTGCGAAGTCTGCGAAGGTATCTGAGTTGATGATGAGGTTGCACGAAAAACTTGTGACTTCAGAGAAGAGGATTCGGTTTTATGAGAAACATGACAATTGCCCGACTTGCGCTCAAGTCATCGAAGCAACGGCAAAAGCAGAACAACTTGAGAACACACAACGAGTCGCAGAGGAAACACAAAACGCAATCGCAGAGTTGGAAAAACAGCAACTTTCGCTTAATGAAGAGATTCAACGTATTTCCGCAGTACAACTGGAGATTACCAATTGGCAACAGCACTGGAGGGATTGCGAGTCGGCACTATCCACTTACAAGAGTAATGCAGACCGAGTGCGTAACAAAATATCCAGTTTACAGGGGACTAAAGAGACTGAAGGGGAAGAAGACAGTCCGGTATCCAAAATACAGCAACTGGAAACAGAACTTGCAGAATATGAATCCAAGTCCGAGTATCTCTCTAAGGACTCTGAGGTACTCAAGATTGCGACAGAGATGCTACGAGATGGTGGAATTAAGAAGAAGATCATCCGACAGTACATTCCAATCATCAACAAGTTAGTTAACAAGTATCTGTCTGCACTGGACTTCTTTGTGAACTTTGAACTGGACGAGGAATTCAATGAAGTTATTAAGAGTCGTTATCGTGATGAGTTTTCTTATGCTTCTTTTTCCGAGGGAGAAAAGATGCGTATTGACCTTGCACTACTATTTACATGGAGAGCAGTCGCAAAACTAAAGAACAGCACAAACACCAATTTACTCATATTGGATGAAGTGTTTGATGCTTCACTAGACACCACAGGATGTGATGAATTCCTCAAACTCCTTAGTGATATTGGGGGAGACACAAATGTATTTGTTATTTCGCATAAGGGAGATGTATTAACAGATAAGTTCAGATCTCAAATTCGATTTGAGAAAGTGAAAAATTTCAGCAGAATAGCAGGAGTATAACATGGCAAATAATGTACACTCATATATTGAGTTTGTTGAGATCAATGATGCCGCAAAGGCCAAGTTGGTAGAAATGTTTGGTAAGTGTGCCGAGATGGAATATGGTCGTCGATGGTTCGGGCACATGTTTACAAACGAAGAACTGAGTCCAGAGGATACTGAAAAGTATGAGTGGACAACCGATGTGATCGGACCGAAGTGGTGTTACATCGAGGACTCTGATGTGACACCGGATACAGAAACCCCATATATGGTTATGGACTCTGCTTGGGCACCTCCATCAACAGGTTTGCAAAATTTACTAGAAGTACTTGCAGAACTAGACCCAAATATGATAACATCTATTACATACGAAGACGAAATGCCCAACTTTGTTGGTTGGGAAGTCTATGTAGGATCAGAGATGGAAGATTGTTGTGAGGATGATTACGACGAGATCAAAGAACGCATCTTTGAAGAGAATCCGAATCTAAAAGAGCATTGGAGTGAATCTGATGATGATTGGATGACGGATGAAGAAACTGGTGACTACACCGAAGAAGCAGAACAAGCACAAGATGAGTTCCGAGATATTCTATATGAATCAATCAGTGATTGGAACAGTGAAGGTGTCGCAGACTGTATTCGGTTCATCACGGAAAACAGAGAAGAGGCATAATGTTGATATATGATTACACCTGTAGAAGAATATAATTCTATCCTGTTTAAGAGGGAAGATCTGTACGCACCCTACGGGTCTGACTTTGTTACAGGTGGAAAAATTCGACAATGCCGTGATCTAATTGAAACTAATTTAGATTATATTAAAAATGAATGCGATTCGACAATCTCAACCGCAAGCTCGATCCATTCACCACAGGCAGTAATTGTATCTAAAGTCGCAGAGGAATTTGGTCTAAATTCAATTATTGGTTTTGGAAACACCACTGTTGAAAAAGCACTCAAAAGAAAGGCAATGAAAATGTGCCACGATCTTGGATCTGAGATGGTGGTTTTAAGCGAGACTCAGGGGTTCAACAATGTGTTATACTCAAACTTAAACAAACTTGCAGATACTAGACCTATGTTCAAAGTGTTGTTTGGTTATGCCGCACAAAAATATCGTTCTTCAATTATTGGAAAAATAGCAGAACAAGTGCAGAACGTTGATTGTGATACATTGTATATCCCCGTAGGAAGTGGTGTTACATTGACAGGAATACTGGAAGGTGTTAAACTATATGATAAGAAATTCAAAATCGTGGCACTTCAACCTTTTGGATATGATAGAACAAAGGATGTGCATAAAAATCTAGAACTTCCAGTATGGGAGTACAGATATGAATATCGCACCGGAAACTATGCATACAACAAACTGTTGAGGAAAAATGTGGGGTTCGAATTGGATATGATCTATGAATCAAAATCGTATGAAATGATGGAACAAATTCTAGATCCAAATGAGACTTCTTGTTTTTGGGTGGTAGGGAATAGTAATTACATAAGGTGATCAATGAAAAAAATTGATGATATCATTTCAGAGCATGCAAATAATGAATTTGGCATTCCTATGTTTGGATATGACGAATGGAAATCTTTATGCGCAGAACACACAAAAGAAGGTGAGTTAAAGCCTGGAGTTGATAAAATTATCCCTGCGTTTGCTAGGTACATTGATAGATTCAAACCAAAGATTCCTATTGCAAGACCTACGCATGAAGATATGGTGTCGTCTTTTCAGAAACTACAGCAATATGATATTAATAAAAGCATTACGACTGATTTTATAAGAGAAACAGTTCGTAACAAATTTTCTGAAGAAGTTGATGTTGAATACATCATTAATGCCGGACATGCACTGAATGATGTGAGTAATCACTTTCACTGTGATAACAGATATACTTGTGGTTACCATAGCAAACCATCAAATTATGAAATATGGAATGACCCACACGGAAAACAATTCAGATCATTATTTCTTTATATGTGGAGGGATTTTGTAAACGAACAAGATCCTATTGATCAGCACAAATATCGTGCGATGTTTCGACTAAGTGGTTATGTTGCTACTCAATTTAAACCTGTTGTCGCAAAGGTTGTGTATGACCACTATGCTGTCAAGAAAGTGATTGACATCTCTTGTGGTTGGGGGGACCGTCTTGCAGGGTTCTACACATCAAAAGCAAACGATTATCTTGGGTGTGACCCTAATACTGCGTCTTATGAATTGTACAAAAAGCAATGCCTTGCATATGAAGAAATTCTTAATCAGAATCTATTTCCTGTAGAAGTGAAGTTTGAAGACCATGGTGATTGGTTTGAAGTGGTGGGCAACAAACGTGTTCGTATCTACAACAGACCTGCAGAAGATATTGATTGGAAAGAAGTGACTGGACAGCAATATGATTTGATGTTTACATCACCTCCTTACTTTGGTATTGAAAAATACGCAGAGGGTCAGTCATGCGAAGATAAACAGTCTTGGAAACGATACAGTGAGTATGATGGTTGGATAGATAATTTTTTCTATCCGGTTATGGACTCAATGAAAGAAGTGTGCGATAATGTAATGATCAACATTGTAGATCCCGTTGTTAAGAACAAAAGGTATCGCATCGAAGACGACATTCGTTCACGGTACGGGATCAAATCAATTGTTGGGATGAAGTTGGCACGTAGACCATCTGGTCAGAAAGAATCTGATCAGTATCGTGTCAACGGTAAGAAGTTAAACTTTATCGAACCAGTGTATGTGATATGACAGAATATAAAGTATTAGTTGGTGACAACCGAGAGACCATCAAGTCTCTTCCAGATCAAAGTGTGAATACAGTAGTAACATCCCCTCCTTACTTTGGATTGCGTGATTACGGGACAGGCAAGTGGGTAGGTGGTGACCCAGAATGCAATCATATGCGTGACTCTAAAGTAACCGATTCTACCACTACTGGTCATAGAGGAATGGATGACAAGGGTCACGCAGTCGGTGATGCAATTTACAAGAACGAGTGTAAGAAATGTGGTGCAGTTCGTGAGGACTCACAGTTCGGATTGGAAGAAACACCAGAAGAGTTCTGTGATAATCTAGTCAAACTGTTCCGTGAGATTCGTCGTGTATTAAAAGATGATGGCACTGTATGGTTGAACCTTGGTGATTCATATGCAGGTTCTGGTAAGAATCGTAATGGTGATGGTTCTATCAATGAGAAAGGCATAGATGGTAAGCAGGGTACATCTTTGGGCACGGTACAGGGCAATCTGAAACCTCTCAAGGCACATGAAATCGGATTGAAACCAAAAGATCTAATCGGCATTCCTTGGATGGTTGCATTCGCATTACGTGCTGATGGTTGGTATCTAAGACAAGATATCATCTGGAGTAAACCAAATCCAATGCCAGAGTCAGTCAAGGATCGTTGCACCAAGTCACATGAGTACATCTTTTTGTTGAGTAAGTCGAAGAAGTACTACTATGATCATGAGGCAATCAAGGTTCCTGTCAAACAAGATTGGGGAACACGTGATCGTACTAACGGCAAGTATCATAATGAAGGTACTGGACTACAACCACACTCAGGACTCACCAAGTCGTATGAGAAAGCAAACAAACGTTCTGTGTGGAACGTGACTGCAAAACCATTCAAGGGAGCACACTTTGCAACTTACCCTCCAGAACTGATTGAACCTTGCATTCTAGCAGGTTGTCCTGTAGGCGGGACAGTACTCGATCCATTCGGTGGTTCAGGCACAACTGCGGGTGTTGCGTATCTACATGACCGCAACTCGATTCTGTGTGAACTCAATCCAGAGTATGCAGAACTGGTCGAGAGACGCATTGAAGGTATCATTGAAGGTAAACGAACACTTGGTGGCACTTTACCCATATAACAAACTCTACCCATATAACTTTTAGTTATACCTATATAACGAAATAATCTAAAACTTTTTGCAAAATGGGGTTGACCACAACCCCGTACTTCTATATACTGGTTCTGTAAATGAGAGGTAACCCTATGCAAAAAGACATTCTCGCAAGACTCCTAGCAACAGAGAACATTACTGTTGTCCA